AAATTTAAATTACATATATTTGACGAGGCATTGCTCTAAACTTCATTTGTTTGTTTAAGTTTTCTGCTATTAACGCTTCTCTTTCCATTACTTTATCGGGTCTCATTCTTGTTAACCATCCTTCAGCTCCTGTTAATTCTTCTATTAATTTAGATTTTTCATCTTTGGCCTCGGTTAGTAAACTTTGGTAATCCATTACAATTTCAGAATCAGGTGTCTTTAAGTTCCCACTATATTTACCTCTAACTCTCGCCAAAGTTTCTTTACAATATGCTGTAAACCATCTTCTCACCCATTGTTGACCAGGGACATTTAAGTCTTCCCAAGATAATTCTTCAATAGGTACATCTGTTGGTAATTTAATAATATCAGGATTATTTTTTAAACAATCGGCTCTACTATCAGGTTCAACATCATAGTACCAATACCATACGGCTTTACCCACGTATTGACTATAACTTGACCAATTAAATTTACCACCAGGGGTATTCATTAAGTGAATTAACTTTTTACCATCAGGTAATCCTGTTATTCTATATGTCATTGAACCACCTAATATTCTATTAAGAATATTTGCTTCTTGCATTCTAATTAAATAATCAAAACCTGACATCATAAAATAAGAACCTTGATTACCCATTTGAGCAAATCCTGCTTGGTCGGCACCTAAACCGATACCACCAAAACCACCACCCATACCACCTATTCCAAAGGCGGTCCAAGGTTGGTCACTAAACCATAGTAATTCGTTAACCTCTCTACCTGCGGGAATTTCGTATGTTTGAACATTCTTTTCAAGAACAAAATAATCTTTCTTTAAAACCCAAGGACCTTCAGTTTGAAGACCAACAATTTTAGAATAAGCATAACTGAACTGTTGTTCAAAATCCATAGTTCTTGTGACTAAGGCTCTTGCAACTGACCTTTCGTTCATGTTTAAATTCACAAGATTAACCCATTGTGAATCAATTAACCATTGAAGAATATACTCTTCGTAATCCCCAAGGGCTAACTCCATTAATGAATCCATCATCTCATCTTCAAGTTCAACACTTCTTAGTGGTGCACCTAACTGATGTTTAATTCTTGTATAAATTTTACTTCTTTCTGGTTCCGGTATTACTGCCATGTCAATAAATATATTAGTTATTCTATTTCGTGAATTAATGATGAATCATTAAACACATATTGGTTATGGTTTTTTATTGGTTTATTATCAAAAATCAAAATTTTATTTGTTTTTGTATTAATAAATATCATCCAATCTACACTATATGGTTGAACATTACCAGTATCTTTAACCGTAATTGTGTTGTTTTCTTTTGTGATTGAGGAATATGGTTTAACTTGTGTTCTATATCTTTTACCATTTAAAGTGATTGCCAAATCTTCCCCTTTAAATGCGTCTATTTTTTGACCATGACCCCCAAGTTTTTCAAGTTTTGCAGAATCTCCAAAATATTTTTGGAATTTATCTAATACCTCATCTTCAGACTTTTGTCCTCTATCCCATAGTTTTTTTAATACTTTGATGATATTAATAAATTCTTCGTTATTTTTTGTGAATATTTTTGTTTTAAAATGATTTAACGCTTTAACCAATCGGTTAATTTCTGTAATTGTTCTGTTTTCTTTTTTAGAAAAATCAAATTTCTTTTCGGGTTTACCTAATTTCTCAATTTGAATATTGATTGCTCGGGTTAACAAACAAAATGTGTTGAAGTTTGTGTTTAAATTATTAAGGATTGACCTTCCTTCTTTAGACTCTAATCCGTAAAACCCTGACATTTCTTTATCAGTACTCTCAACCCAAAATTGATGGAATACTTGTTTTAGTGAGTCAGTTACTCCGTCTTGATAAATTTTCTTAATTTTTGTATTGTTGATAAGTTCTCTGTAGAATTGAACTTCTTTGGCATCACAGAATTTTGCCTCTTTAGATTCGGTTATTAATTTCTCAAGTTTAACAGATTCCATTAGTTTTGTTTCTGTTTTCATTTCATATAATTTAGAAACAAAATCCCAATTTACAACTTTCCAAAAGTTTACAATATATTCATCTCTTTTGTTTCTATACTTTAGATAATAAGCGTGTTCCCATAGGTCTAACCCTAAAAGTGGAAATCCACCACCTTCAATAACATTCATTAAAGGATTATCTTGATTTGGAGTTGACATAATCTTTAATGTGTTTTTAGCTGTGAGTACTAACCATACCCAACCTGAACCGAATCTATCTTTAGCAACAGTATCAAATTGTTTTTTGAAAGAGATAAAACTTCCAAATTGTTTTGTTATTTTTTTTAAAAGTTCCCCTTCTAATTTCTTAGGGGTCGGGGTTAACATGTTCCAAAATAATGCGTGGTTAAAGGCTCCACCGGCATTATTTCTAATTGTTTTATCAAAACGACCTATTGTTTTAATAATTTGTTCTAACTCTAAGTCCCCGTATTTTTTCTTGGATAAAGCATCGTTTAGTTTATCTACATACCCTTTGTAATGTTTGTTGTAGTGGAAGTTCATTGTTTCGGGGTCAATAAACTGTTTGAGGGCTGAATAGGAGTATGGTAATTTTTCTATTCCTATTTTTTTCATTTCGGTAATCAATAACTCTTTTTCTTTGGTGATGTGGTTTTCAAGTATTTGTGTTTCGAGTTGTTGAATTTTCTCTTCTATTTTTTTCATATAATTAGATTATTCATTACATATAAATAATCCAGTTTTTATTTAATTACGCATTTGGTTAATTCGTTTCAAAATTTCTTCGGCAGCATCTGCGGTATTTTGATTATCACCCATCACAGTTGCAATGACTTGTTTCTTGTTATTGAGTATGTCATAGATAATTCCTTCAATTGTATTTTCAAATATTGGGTAATAAACTAATACATTATTTTTTTGACCGTATCTATAACTTCTATCTTCAGCTTGAGCGTGGTCTGAAGGAAGAAACGATAAATCATTAAAGATTACCGCTTCGGCGGCGGTTAATGTAATACCAACACCAGCAGCTTTAATATTACCCACAAATACTTTTATTTTATCATTCTCTTGGAATTGGTCAACACTATATTGTTTTTCTGTTTTAGACATTGTCCCATTAAGTTTAACAGCCATTTTTCCAAAATGTTCTGTTATTTTTTCTAATGAATCAGTAAAATTACAGAAGATAATAACTTTTTTACCTTGTTCAATAATGTTCTCGGCAAGTTCTATTGTTTGGGTGATTTTTTCATCAGCAATAACTTGTCGTATTTTTGTTAATTTAGTAAATTGAACCGTAAGTGATTTTGACTCTTCGGGGTTTTTATCATACCAATCATAATACTCACCCATAATTGCTTCATACATTTTAGATTTTAACCTAAGATATACAGGTGTGATAATTTTGTCGGGAAGGTTAAGGACATTTTCTTTGAGTCGTCTTAATGTAAGACCCGCAGTTCGGTCTCTTAATTCTTCAAGATTGGATGCTCCTGTTACATTCCATATTTTTCTACCGCCAGCATTAAATTGATAACCTTGACAATATCTAATAGCGTATGCCATCCAATTCTTTGCAACGGGGGAATCAACTAAACTTAATAGATTAAAATAATCCATTGGTCTTGATGTCATTGGGGTACCTGTTAATAACCAAAGTCGGTCTACTTTTTTAACAAGGTCATTGATTAATTTTGTTCTTTGGGCGGTGGCGTTTTTAATGTAGTGGGCTTCATCAACAATTACTAAATCAAAATTAGAATCAAGAATTTGGGAGTTTTCTTTCTTTTTTGTGGTGTGAAAGTTTTTAATAATATCGTAATTAATAATGACAAAATCCGCATCACCATTAAAATTTTTACCTTCTGAGATGTAGATAGATTTATCTGAATAATTTTCTATCTCTCTTTTCCAGTTAATCTTTAAAGTTGCGGGACAAATAATTAAAACTTTTTTAGAACCTGATTCTAATGCGGCAATGATTGTTGAGGTTGTTTTACCCAATCCCATATCATCGGCAAGAATAAACTTTTTGTTTTCTACTAATTTTTGGATTGATTCTTTTTGATGGTCAAGTGGTGGACGGTGAGAATATTTGTCGTAATTTATAACAACATTTTTTACCGTATTATCTTTAATGATTGCCGCTTTTGGTAACCAAAAATCATGAAATTCTTGTGTCTCTGTTATTCTACCCCAAATGTGAAACGCTTTTTCTTTGTCTGCCAATAACTTTTCAACCCACACCCTTTCAGGTATTTCAGTCATAAGTTTATCATCCGCCAATTTTTGTGCAAAATAGGCATCAAGTATTACCCATTTTTTTGCAACCTTTGGTTGTTTGTCATGGTTATTAATTATGTATTCTGCCTGACTTCTTGTTGGATAAAATCTTCTATTTATTTGAGATTTTCTTTTAAGTTCAATAAGATAATTATTTCCCCCTTCGTAAGTCTCCAATAAGGTCATCGCCTTAGACTCTAAACTTGCTTCACTCATTTAAGTAACATTAGTATGTGTCCTACCGTCGCTCCAATAACTCATATCACCATAATATGTGAAAATTTCTTCGTTAGGATTTATTTCTTTTATTGCGTAAAATTCAAAAGTGTTGTTTTCCAAATTTGACCTCCAACTTGAATTTGGGTTATCACTATGATTATACAACATTCCATAACCTGTAGGTATAACTTGTGATGTCCAATCATTTCCTTGAGGCCAATTATATCGGTAATCAATTAATATGTGACTAACTTCTTTATTCAACCCCATATCAATTACAGGACATATTTCAATGATTTCTCCTTCGTAAATTATTTCATTTGCGAATACTCCTAACCCATGTATTGTGCTATGAGCGATGTAAATTTTATGTGGTGTTGGTATTTTCATAAAAGATTACCTTAAATATAAGTAATTATAATGTATTTATCAATATATGAGTATGAATCAAAAACAATTAGAAAAGTTGATAGGTAAAATGATGAATGTCATTAAACCTAATGGTGTATCTGATATGGGTTTTAATTTAGAACCAATGGAAACTTATGAGGATGAATACTACATGAGGGTCACATATATTGTCCCTGATGGAAGTGAATTTTTAAGAAGAGACAACATGAAAAAAACTGATGTTTATAGAGACCAATGGAATCGTGAAATTAAAAATACCATTAAAAATTATTTTAATGTTAATGTTGTTATTAGTTCATCGTCTATTGAATCTGAATCATATCATAATAGATTAAAACAACATTAATATGCAGAAATTAGTTCCAATAACAAGATTAGGTAAATTCTTCGGAGGAGAAGATTACACCCTAGACATAGGTATGGGTGAAGAATGGTTATTGGGTGATATGAACTTCACAGTAGTTCTTTATCGTGTTGATAAATATAAGACAAAAACTGACGATGTCTACGGTGAGGTAACCGAAGATGGAATACAATTTATGGTACCTATTGAGTTAAAAGGTTTGGTTCAGGTAATGGCCCCTGCCCATAAATTTTTAGGTAATTCTAAAGTGGAACAACAAGAACCTGGTAATATGAAGTTTTCTATTTATCAAAAAACTTTAGATGAGTTAGGTGTTGAAATATTCCTAGGGGATTATATTGGATATAATGAAACTGAAGATAGAATTAGATATTATGTGGTGAGTGATGATGGATATGTTAAGTCAGACAATAAACATACTTATGGTGGTTATAAACCATTTTATAGAAGTATTATGGCCACTTACGTAAGTGAAAACGAATTTAGAGGGATATAATGAAATACATAATAACTGAAAATAGGTTAAATTCGATTATTGAAAATTGGTTAAATGAAAACTATAGTGATTTAGAAAGATATCATCGTACTGAATTTAGGGAAATTTATTTATCTAAAAATGGAAGGTTTAAATTCATGTATAATTTAAGAACAAAACGATTATATGTTGTTAATGAAGTTTGGAGTTTTATTACAAATATGTTTGGTTTAGATTATGACGAGACGGAAAAAATTCTATTAAATTGGTGTAGTAATAAATTTGGGTTTAGGATAAAAAACCTTGTTAAGGTAGATGAAATATGAAAATATTAGTAACCGAATCTCAATTTGATTCCATCTTTATAGGTAAAAAAGTTATGGTGTATTATAATTTACACAAACATACTTTTTCAGTTACATACGATAGTAAGGTAATATTACATTCAGACTATGTTAAGTTAGGGGATGTTGAATTTAGAGTTAGACCTGGTGGTAAGGATAGGGTTAGAAAAGAAAAAAGTAAAAATGTTCATGCTTTTGTTATTGGTACATTACTTGATTATTGTGAGTATCCATGTGATGATATTCCAAATCCACCATCAGATATGATTGTCACCTATGACCCATACAAGTTTAACACATTTGTGTATAAAAATACTGAAGAACCTGTATATCAAGCAAAAGAAGTTGACATGATAAATTCAAAAAATAAACTATTTGTAGTTAAAAAATAATATGCCATTACCAAAAAAAGTTATACCAACACTACCATTAGTCCCTAAAAAGACATTGTCTGCTCGTAGAGAACAATTGTTAGAATATATTAATGAAGATGGAACTTATTTACCTAAGTCAGTTTTACATGCAGATTTAGATAGAGGAATGTTAGATTTTGTTAAAGATGATTTACAAGTTATCACAGCAGGAAAAATTGTACCAATGGTGGATATCATTATTACAACTCAGAATTGGAGTCAATATGTTGAGACAGCATTATTTGTTGATTTAGATTATAACCCTTCACCACCTTTCATTACCGTAGTTAGAAGTCCTGAAGTAAAATTTGGAACTAATCCCGCACTTCAATATACAATCCCAAATAGAAAACAATTCTATTACGCCTCAGTACCAACTTGGAATGGTAATGAACAAGGTATGGACATTTACACAATACCACAACCTGTTCCTGTTGATATTAATTATAGTGTGAAAATTATTTGTAACCGAATGAGAGAGTTAAACGAACTCAACAAAGTTATAATGCAAAAGTTTTCATCAAGACAGGCTTATACATTTATAAAAGGTCAATATGTTCCAATCATACTAAATAATATTTCTGATGAATCTCAAATGAGTATTGAATCAAGAAAATATTATGTTCAAAATTATGATTTTACTATGTTAGGTTATTTAATTGACGAAGATGAATTTGAAGTTAAACCGGCAATTGCGAGAGTTGCTTTATTAACAGAACTTGAAACTTCATCGTTTGGTAAGAGAAGAAAAAAATCTCCTGAAAACCCTGATGAATTTTTATCTAATTTTTATTATATGGTAGGTAATGATACTTTAAGTGATGTTGTTGCTTACACTGCAAATTTAACTTGGGCAAATTCAACTAATGTAAATTCTTATGATGTTTATATTAATGGAGACTATTATGGGACTGATGTACAAAAAATTCAAATAACTACTAACGATATATTATCAATCACCGTAGTGAAACAAAATAACTTATTAGAATCAAACATTAAGTTTGATAATATCTTAGTTTAATCTTCCCCGTAGATATCTTTTTTCTCTTTACAGGTCTCAACGATTAAATTTTCTAAAAATTTATAAATCTTAAACCCTCGTTTATCACAATACTTTTTTAGTATTTCGTGGACTTTAGGGTCTATTTTAATGTTCTTGATTTCTTTCATAGTTTTTGTGGTGAGAAAAAAGGTAGAATTTATTCCTACTGTTTACTAATACATATTCAAAAGTCAAGTTTTTTGTGTTAGTATCTAATATTTATCAATAAAATAAATCTGCAATAGAATTAATTAAATAATGGCAACAGCACAAGCAAATCAAAAAGTTTTTGTATCACCTGGAGTTTACACATCAGAAACGGACTTATCGTTCGTAGCACAAAGTGTAGGTGTTACTACCTTAGGTTTAGTAGGGGAAACAATAAAAGGACCTGCATTCGAACCTGTATTTATAACTAACTACGACGAGTTCCAAGCATATTTTGGAGGAACTGAACCTGTAAAATTTGTAAACACACAAATACCAAAATATGAAGCGGCGTATATCGCCAAATCATACTTACAACAATCTAACCAATTGTTTGTAACAAGAATATTAGGATTATCAGGATATGACGCTGGTCCATCTTGGAGTATTAGAGTTACTGCCAATGTTGACCCGTTAACGATTGGTATAATTTCACCAACAGGAGGAACCGCTTTTTCGGCAACATTCACAGGATATTCTTCAGGAAGTACAATTCAATTTATTGGGGGAGCATTACCAACTCAAGTAAGTAATAACTATAATACTCTTTACAGATTATCTGATGGTAGTACTTCAACATATGGTGAAGATTTCAATAGTAATTTAAGTTTTATTATTGATAATAATTCTTATTCCGCAACAACCGTTGCTATGTATGGTGCAATTCCTTCAGACCAATATTGGAGTCTTGTTAGTCAATATTCAAATCAATTAAATGTTTTTGGTTCAGACACAAATAATTTAGATACTAACGATTTAAGTTCAGACTCAAATGACCCATGGTATTACGCAGCGTTTACTAATGATGCAAATGTAAATAACGATTATGCTGGTTATTCATTTTATTATGATGTATCATCATTAAGTACTAGTGATGGTGGTATCACTTATACAGGAACTATTACAGGAGAGTCATATAATTTTTCAGGAACTGCTTATAGTGAATATAATAATATGGTTGTTGGAACTTTGCGTTCAAGAGGTATTTCATTATATTCTAACAATGCAGACCTTGACCAACATGGACCTGTATATGAAGTGACAGGACTTACTGATGTTACTTTAATTAGTACTGGACAATATTCAGGAATCACTAATTCACCATATGAAGGGTTTTTACTTTCAGGTATAACTAATGATAGTAATACGTTTTCTTTTGAAACTTCATTATCAGCGGCATCATCTAAATTTATTACTAAAGTTTTAGGCACAGATAATTTTGGTAAATCAAGATATGAAGTACCAATCTTTGTTGAAGAGTTATATCCAAGTTCTTTGAGTTATGCTTATAACCAAGGATATATTAAAGGTATTAATCCTCAATTAGTTGCTCTTGAAGATGCAAGAAGTGAAAACACACAATCAATCGCGTATAAAGTTGAAAAATACCAATCACCTGAAACACCATTTTTGGTTTCTGAGTTAAGAGGTAATCAAGTTTATAAATTATTTAAATTTATCTCAATCTCTGATGGAGACGCAGCGAATGTTGAGGTAAAAATTTCAATAGCTAACTTATCGTTTAATAACATGACATTTGATGTACTTGTTAGAAACTTCTTTGATACTGATGCAAATCCTGTTGTTATTGAGAAATTCACTAATTGTAATATGGACGCAGGTTCTAACAATTTCGTAGCGAAAAAAATTGGTAGTGCAAATGGGGAATACGCATTAATTTCAAAATTCGTTATGATTGAATTAGCGGAAGAATATCCTATAGACGCAATTCCTTGTGGATTCTACGGTTATACTCAGAGAGAATACGAATCAACTGAAAATATTTCACCAGTACCTAAATTCAAAACTAAATATTATTATCCAGGTGAGGTTGTTTTTAACCCCCCATTTGGAACAACTGCAAATGCAACTGAATCAGCAGGTGATATTGTTAGAAGAACTTACTTAGGATTCTCAAGTCAATTTGGTATTGATGAAGCATTTTTATCTTATAAAGGTAAACAAAACCCACCAAACTGGGTTAGTTCAGCATTACCTATCGCAGGTCAAGCGTGGAATTACTTAAGTAGAGGTTTCCACATGGACTCAGGAGCAACTGTTGTTACAATTGCAAACTCATACCAAACAAGTGGGGCGACTGCTTTTGAATGTGGTGTAGCTGATTTTAGATTTGACCCTGAAACTCAAGAAAACCCATACTACTTCATTTACTCAAGAAAATATACATTATGTTTTGCGGGAGGATTTGATGGTTGGGATGTTTATAGAGAATTTAGAACTAACCAAGATAGATTCCAATTAGGAGCATCAGGTTACTTGGCAGGAGCATCGTCTTCTACAAGATACCCAACAGCAACAGGTCAAGGTTTATTTAAACGAATTGTGGTAAGTAATAACACACAAGATTTTGCAAACACTGATTATTATGCATACTTACTTGGTATCTTAACATTCTCAAATCCTGAGGCAACAAATATTAACATATTTGCAACTTCAAGTATTGATTATGTTAACAACTCAAACCTTGTTGAAGAAACTATTGATATGGTACAATATTCAAGAGCTGACTCTGTGTATATCGCAACAACTCCTGATTACTTAATGTACACTCCAGATGGAACTAACTCTTTAGATATCATCTACTCACAAGAAGCGGTTGATAACTTAGATAATACAGGAATTGACTCTAACTATACTGCAACTTACTATCCATGGATTTTAGTAAGAGATACTGTGAATAACACACAAATCTATTTACCACCAACAGGTGAAGTTGTAAGAAACTTGGCATTAACTGATAACATTGCGTTCCCTTGGTTCGCATCTGCGGGTTACACAAGAGGTCTTGTAAACTCAATCAAAGCAAGAGTTAAATTGACTCAAGAAGATAGAGACACACTTTACCAAGGTAGAATTAACCCAATTGCTACTTTTGCGGATGTAGGTACTGTAATTTGGGGTAACAAAACATTACAAATTGCTGATTCAGCACTTAACAGATTGAACGTAAGAAGATTATTACTTCAAGCTCGTAAGTTGATTTCAGCGGTGGCAGTAAGATTATTGTTTGAACAAAACGACCAAATCGTTAGACAACAATTCTTAGATAGTGTTAACCCAATCTTAGACTCAATTAGAAGAGACAGAGGTTTATATGATTTCCGTGTAACAGTTTCTTCAACACCTGAAGACTTAGATAGAAATACATTAGTAGGGAAAATCTATTTAAAACCTACGAAGGCGTTAGAGTTCATTGATATTGAATTCTTCATTACTCCAACAGGAGCTTCGTTCGAGAATATTTAATAAAAAAAATGGGGGGAACAATCCCCCCTTAGCCAAATGAAAAAGAATTTAACAGAAGGATTTAAAGAAGAAGGTTCCCCAGATATGAAATATTATGCGTTTGATTGGGACGATAATATTGTTCATATGCCAACCAAAATTATGGTTAAAACAGAAGGGGGTGACGAAGTGGGTATGTCAACTGATGATTTTGCGGAATATAGACATCAATTAGGTAAATCACCATTTCAATATAAAGGTGAGACAATTGTAGGTTATGGTGATGAACCATTTAAAAATTTCCAAACTCCGGGGGATAAAGATTTTTTAATTGACGCGATGAGGGCTGAAGAAGGTCCGGCATTTAATGATTTTAAAGAGGCGATTAATAACGGGTCAATTTTTTCTATAATCACTGCGAGAGGTCATAAACCAAACACTTTAAAACAGGCGGTTTATAACTACATAATAAATGATTATAATGGGATTAATAAAGAAGAACTTCTTAAGAATCTTAAAAAATATAGGTCGTTTGCTGGTGAAGATGAGATGAATGATGATGAGTTAATTAAAACTTATTTAGATATGTGTAAATTCCATCCTGTATCTTATAATGATGTGGAAGGGGCTGCAAATCCTGAGGAAGCCAAAGTTCGTGCAATGGACAAATTTGTGGAGTACATTAGAGAATTATCTTCTAATTTAAATAAAAGAGCATTTTTTAAAGACGATGTTAATAATAATTTTGTCCCATCAAAACCTACTATTGGATTTTCAGATGATGATATTAGAAATGTGGAAGTAATGAAAAAACATTTTAAGGATAAGCCTGATAACATTGTTAAAACTTATTCTACTGCAGGAGGAATAAAAAAAGAATATTAACTAGTAATAAAAAACTAGTATTAAATAAATAAAGAAAAAAAACTAGTTAAAATAACTAGAATTAAATAAACTAGTCTGGAATATAATGATAATAATTTAATTTCAGAAAGTCAATAAAAATATTTTCCATTTGGATATATTTATGATAATAAACAAAGAAAAACTAATTTAAATAATATGGCTGATTTATTGATGAAAATGCCGATTCCTTATGAACCGAAAAGACAAAACCGATTCATTTTAAGGTTTCCATCAAGTTTAGGGATTAATGAATGGTTTGTAGAGTCTACATCAAGACCACACATTACCATTGCAGCGACGGAAATACCGTTCTTAAATACTTCAACTTATGTTGCTGGTAGATTCAACTGGCAAACAATTAATGTAACATTTAGAGACCCAATTGGTCCTTCTGCATCACAAGCTCTTATGGAGTGGGTTCGTTTACATGCTGAGTCTGTAACAGGTCGTATGGGATATGCTGCGGGTTATAAAAAAGATATTGACCTTGAAATGTTAGACCCAACAGGAGTTGTTGTTGAAAAATGGATTCTTTACGGAACATTCTTAACAGATGTAAACTTCAATGCGTTGGCTTACAATACAGACGCGTTAGCAACAATCACTGCGACACTTCGTATGGATAGATGTGTACTTGTTTACTGATATAGTAATAGAATAGTCTTTCTATTTATAAAAAATTAATACTAATTATATTTAACCGTAAAGAACATAAACTTTACGGTTAATTTTTTATATGGATAATCAATCAAAAGAATACGGACAAGCGAATTTTACGCTACCCCACGATGTGGTACCATTACCATCTCAGGGAGTCTTTTACAAAAACAAGAAAAAATCTATCAAAGTCGGTTATTTAACCGCTAATGATGAGAATTTATTAATGGCGGGTGGTGACGGAATGACTCAAAATCTTTTAAGAACCAAAATTTACGAACCAGATTTACGTGTTGAAGATATGTTAGAAGGTGATGTTGAGGCAATACTTATCTTTTTACGAAACACGGCTTTTGGCCCTGAAATGGAGTTAACACTTACTGACCCTGGTACTCGGAAACCTTTTAAAACTACGGTTGCTTTAGACCAACTATCAATCAGTCAAGGACAACAACCTAATGAGGACGGTACTTTTATTACCACTTTACCAAAATCACAAAATACTATTAAGTTAAAACCAATGACTTATGGTGAAATTTTGGAAAATCAAAGAATTGCAGACACTTACCCTGCAGGTAGAGTTGTACCAACAGTTACATTAAGACTTCAAAAAGAAATTATTGAAGTTAACGGGATAACCGATAAAGGCGAAATCGCAAAATTTATTGAGTCGATGCCAATCGCGGATTCAAAATTCATACGAAAATTTATGAATGATAATGAACCAAGATTAGATATGACACGCACAGTTACAACCCCATCAGGAGAAAAACTTACAGTTAATGTAGGATTTGGGGTTGACTTTTTTCGTCCTTTCTTCTGATTATAGGAAAAGTCAGCTCGATGAATATTACTATTTGACTACGTTATTACACATAGGATACCAAGATTTTTTAATAATGCCTCTTTTTATGAGGAAATATTTACTAGATAAATGGATTGAAGATAATAAAAAGGACTGAAAACTCAGTCCTTTTGTATTTATAAATAACTAATACAATTATAATATGGCAGATAATACAGAAGACGGATTTTTAAATGAGATGAAAGATGCTACAAATTTCTCAGCTAAAGAATTTGAGTATGGATACGAAAGAATTAGTTCCACCGCTGGACAAATCAACAAACTTTTTGGACAGACAAGAGAAAGAATTAATGAATTAAAAACTTCTCTTGCAGACACTTCACCTGGAATTGTTAGATTAGGTGGGGATTTAGGTGCCGTTGCTGATACTATTAGTGAAATAGCTATCGCTTCAAGAAGAAATGTTGTTGCGAATAAAGAAGATGTGGAGCAAATGTACGCGGCTCAGAAAATTTTAGGAACTTCTGTTGGGGAGTTATCTGAAAAATTTATGGATATTGGAGTTGGTATTTCCCAAATACCAGAAGAATTAGAAAAATCAATCAATTATATTCAAAGTATTGGTGGTAACACCAAACAGGTAATGAAAGATGTTCAAGACAACATGGGTCAAATGAATCGTTACCAATTTGAAGGTGGTGTTCAAGGTTTAACCAAAATGGCAGCCCAAGCGTCAATGTTAAGATTTGATATGGGTCAAACATTTGCATTAGCGGAAAAAGTGTTAACTCCTGAAGGTGCAATTGAAACTGCAGCAGCATTCCAAAGATTGGGAATATCTGCAGGAGCTCTCGCCGACCCATTTGCATTAATGAATCAGTCAATTAATGACCCATCAGGTTTACAAAATAGCTTGGCGGATGTTGCCAAACAATTTACTTATTTTGATGAAAAAACAAAAACTTTTAAAATTAACCCACAGGGTGTATTAACTTTAAAAGAAATGGAGACTCAAACAGGTGTTAGTGCTAGAGAGATGAGTAAAATGGGTCTTGCGGCTGCGGAATTGGACCAAAGATTATCAGCGATTAAAACAGCGGGACTTACAATTGCAAGTGAAGAAGACAAACAATATTTAGCTAACATTGCGACAATGCAAGATGGTAAATACAAAGTGACTTTAGAAGATGGTACCAAAAAAGAATTGGCAGAATTAACACAACCTGAATTTGATAAATTAATTGAACAACAAAAAACAGGTCCAAAAACTTTAGAAGACATTGCCAGAAAACAAATGAATTATTCTGACATAATTTCGTCTGATGTAAAGGCGATTAAATCGGCGGTTATTGGAGGTGCTGTAACACAAAAAGATTTATTAAGACTTTCAGAATCTGCTAGGTCAAGAAGTACTGATTTAACAGGAGCAGCATCACGAAACTTTGCAAGTCCTGAGGCAGTTAGAGGAGAATTAACAACAGCGTTAGGTGATATGAAATCACTGTATAAAGATATCCAAGAGGGTAAGAAAACCCCAACAGACGCTCTTAGCGATTATCTTAAAAAGATGGGAGAACAAGGGGAAAACATTAATTCAAAATTATTATCTAGTTTTAATAAATCAATAAAAGAAGCTCGTGATAAAAACCCTAATCAAACAGGTTTGGACAAAATGGTTCAAGAAGGTTATAATAAAATTTTAAACGAATTAGACAAAACAGAAAATGCTGCTAAAGCAAAAGAAAAAAATACTGTTTACGGTAATAAAAATATATCTTCACTTATTGAAGGAAGACAAACAAAAGATTTAAAAGAATCCTCATCAACGGAGGGCGCTTTTGGAAGTAAAAGTCAAAATGTTACTTATGATGGTACAGTTAATGTTAATGTTAATTTTACAGGAAATGGTGCGAAAGATTTAAACCCATCACAAATGGAACAAGTAACTAAAGCCATTACAAGTACATTACGCTCTACAGCATTTGCACAAACATCCTATAATAATGCTCGTCCCGGCAATCCAACTAAATCACCTAAAGAAGTTACGGTTTAATGATAAAAAATAACCCTCAATCTATTTATTAATAAAGTAATTAATGGGAAGTCCTTTAGATTATATTAATTCGGATGGTTTCAGAAAGAAACTTATTGTTAGAAACTTAACACCTTATGCTAAGTCTCCTAACCGACCTACGCAACCAATTGATACAGAATATATTCAATCAGACACATCTGTACAAGATAGTCCTGACCAATTAATTGATATCCCATCATTTGCAAATCAATTATATCCTCTTAACCAATACGGTAATGAGGGTGGTTATGAACAAGTTCCTGACCCAAACGCATTAATGAATACCAAATCAAATGAGGGCGAATATGGATTTCAAGATGCTCATATTGTAGACCAATCATTACCCGAATCTCAAAAATGGAAACCACTTAATGTTTTTTCAAATGGTTCGCAAACACAAATTGATAGTGCCGAATTTTTTAATTCATTAGACAAACCACAAACCACAAACAACTATAACAATCAACCCTATCCAACTACATTTGTACCATCATTTTATAGTCCTTTATCTATATTATTATCTCCTGACCCTTCAGGTAGTAATGGTTCGTTAAGTCAAGATAGTTTTATTGCTCGTTTAGGGGCTCAAACACTTAGACGTGAGTTTGAAGAAAGGATTGCAGCACAAATTTATCAAGACACAATAGGTCGCGCCAATATTTTAAATATTAATAGTGGTTCTGATTTAGTTAACATTATATCAGGAAATGTTCCATTATTGGAGCCAAACTACACAATCACGGTAAATGCAAACCCAATTTTAGCGGCGGCTAATTTTGCGTTAAGATTAGGAGGTAGTATTTTACCAACATCTACAATACCAGGTTCTTATTTTGACCCTACCGTTAATCCTGGTCAACCAACGACAATACAACAATTATCATTGGCCTTTGGACAAAGTACTGTTGGTAATTTCTTTAATAAGTTAATTGGTGCTGGACAGACAGGGTCTCAAATTTTTTATAACAATACAGGTGCAGGACAAAAATCAAGATTGTTTAAAAATATTGATTATAACAAATACAAACCAAATTACGACAGAACTCTTATTGATAGAATTGGTGGTGCACTAACAGGTACTTTAACTAATAATAGTAATTTCTATGTTGGTAGTATAACATCAGACCCATCAAGAGTATTCTCACCAGGTGGAGATGTTCCTGTTAACGCTTTTGGACAAGAACAACAAACTCCTGTTTATGGTCCATCAGAGTTAGCACAACTATATGAAGGTCCAAGTAAAGAAATTCGTTTAGGAGCCAATGGTCCAACATATAGTAACGGTGGTGGTATTGAGGGTGGATTTACATGGGTATCACCTAAATACAAAGGTAATGCTGGTAAGACAGTTGGTATTGGTGGTGAAATTATAAACCAAGACCAAGACTTTAAACCTTCATCATATAATTCAACTGAGTCTACAGAAAGAACATTTAAACAAGGTTCAATATTAGACCAAACACAAAGAATTATTGATAGTCAACCTCAAGGTGGTAGAAGATTACAACATGTTGGAAATGCTATTGACCAAGTAAGTAAAGTCTTTCATGATGGATATAAAGAAATGACTAAAGGTTCAATGGTTTATAAATATACAGGTGCTATTGGACAAGAGGTAGGTACAGAATATTGTAGAGTATTTGCCAAAGATATACCTTACTTACAATATAATGACCTTCAAAAAGTTGATGGTATTACAGTTAACGGTAGAAGATTTGCAGATTCAGTATTAGATAATACATACAACCTTAATATAGCTCCAAACAAACAAGAAGGTGGGCAAGACTCTACAAATTTAATAGGTAGTGGGGTAAATGGTTACGCCAAAAAATATATGTTTTCTTTAGAAAACTTGGCGTGGAGAACCTCAAGCACTCCTGGGTATTCTGTTTCCGATTTGGCAATTTGTGAAAGAGGTCCAAACGGTGGTAGAGTTATGTGGTTTCCACCATATGGATTAACTTTTAGTGAATCAGTTTCAACAAATTGGAATCAAAGTGATTTCTTAGGAAGACCTGAACCTGTTTATACATATAAAAGTACTCAAAGGACTGGTAGTTTAACTTGGAAAATAGTTGTTGACCACCCATCTGTGTTAAATGTAATTGTTAATAAAGTATTAGCAAACGAAACAAATAAAACTAGAGTTAATAGTATTTTGGACTCATTCTTTGCGGGATGTAGAAAATACGATTTATATGAACTTGCCAAAAAATATGCTAATATACCTCCTGGAGAACTATCTTATTTACAAGACATTATTAGTTCAAAAGATGTGTCTAAGGAAGAATTAGAATATACTAAAGGTACCATTCAAACAGGAGATAAATCACCTGACGGAAGTACAGACCCAATTTCTCAAGTTGGAGGTGGTGGTAATACAAAAGATTATTTTAAAAAATATGTTAATGTAGGTGCTTATTTTGGAAATGATTTCCCAAAACCAAGTAATGTTTTAAATTATTCAAGTGAATATACTAGATATACATCTCCTGCTAATGTAACGATATACACAGGAAAAACTAATGGAGCTCAATTAGGAGAATTTTTTAACACTGTTGTTACTCCAAACTATGATGTTTTAACTGCGATGACACTTGATTTGTCAACACAATTAAAACAATATCCTGATGGGATTGTTACGGTCATGATTGATTCGAGTTGTTCTGCACCTGCGACACAAACATATAATGTTGAATTATCCAAACGAAGAATATCATCACTTAAGAAATTTTTTGAAGAAGATACTAATGTTGCTGCGTTTGTTACACAAAAAAGATTAATCATTAAAGAAGGTAAAGCGTTTGGTGAAAATATTCAAAACACTCAGCCACGTATGGCAAATAGTTCTACAGGTCCATTTACCGCTGACAATTTAACTAAACAAGGGACGACAGTAAATTGTACCGATAGTGATGTTAATACCCCTGGAGGTGATACACAAGCAGGGTCAAAAGACATTTTTACAACAGCCGCGATGGCTTGTAGGAGAGCTTACATATCGGCAATTGAGTCAACATTAAACGCACCTAAATCACCTCCTGTACCACAATATACAGAAGTTACGGTTGGTAATGTTGTGACAAAAACAGTTAAAGAAGAAGTAATTACTCAAGAAAGAAGACCATACGATAATATAACTAAAAGAGTTTTAAGGTCTTTATTATCGGAGTGTGATTATTTTGAAACAATTAAGACTGAAACTCCAATGGTTTATGATAACCTTAAAGATAAGTTGAAATTTTTCCAACCAGCATTTCACTCAACAACACCGGAAGGGTTGAATACAAGACTTACATTTTTACAACAATGTATGAGACCTGGGAATACTATACCAACAATAAAACAAAATACACCTCAAAGTAAACCCGTGTTAGAATATAATAACGCTATTAACACGGCTTTCGGTGCTCCACCGGTATTAATTTTAAGAATTGGGGATTTTTATAATACAAAAATTATCCCAACTTCATTGGCATTAACATATGAACAATTGGATATTAATCCTGAAGGGATTGGTGTGCAACCAATGATTGCCAATGTAACAATGGCGTTCAATTTTGTTGGTGGTAGTGGATTAAAAGAATCTGTAGATAAATTACAAAACGCTTTGACATTTAACTATTATGCAAATACAGAAATATATGATGATAGGTCTGATGTTACTTCAAATAAGGAATTATTAAAAGTATTGGATAAAGAATTTTTAGCGTTAAATAATCCGCCGGCACCTCCTGCTGTTAATCAGGCAGAACCTAATGCCGGTCAGGATAATAATGGAACGGTTGGAAAAATAACTAGTAATAATATTACCGCTAGTGGTGAAACGGGAACATTAAATTATTCAGAATTTATGGATAAAGTAGTTAAAGATACTCAAACATATTTTACTACTGTTGTTAATAAAACAAAAGAAACCGTTAGTCAATATAATAATGCGGTTCGTCAACAATGGATGTTACAACGCTCGTACACACAGGGTAAATTAAATGTTGATAATGAAATCCCTGTTGTTCTTTTTGGTAAACCTAGTGGTGTTGAAAAAAGATTTGATGAAATTTTTGGAGCATTTGAAAAAAACATTAAAAATGATAATGACCCATTTATAGAGTTTATAAGTGCACCAATTAGAGACTTCTCTAAAAGATTAATTTCAACAGTACAAGACAATTATTTTAATTTTGTTAAAAATAAAAGAAGTGCATTTCAAAACGCAATTTTTAAAATCACCCAAGATTTAACAACTATTGAACAAAGTTATCTTCAAACAATGGGTAAAACAAATCTTATTACTTTTGCTGGAACCTTAAATAATGGAACTGATGGGTTACAAGGTAGTACGGGTAATGCCAAAGTTTATGTGACTTCAGGTACAACAAAAGTGTCAACATCTTCCTCAGGTGCCGACACATTAATAGAATTAGTGGATGATGTTAAAAAAATACAACTCGGTATTAAAAACTTTAATCAAGTTATTGGGACCGACTCAACATTTGTATATCCTGCAGATAGTAAAGAATATACAGGTACTTTAGTTTTTAGTGTTAGTGATGGGATATCAAAAGCGACAACTGTTGAACAAGTTTTTGTACCTTTTAGTAAAAATTCGTTATTTGATAATGTATCATTTAAACAAGAATATATGATTTTATCAGACGATATACTTGATGATAAAAAATATCAAACATTTAAAACGGCAATAATTGGTAATATAATTGGTAATAAATCAATAATTGGTAAGGGGGCTGACAATATCGATGCGGTATTTGACGCATATTGGTTGACTGTTACAAAACCTGTTTTCTTAGGGGAGAATAATATAACTAAATCTTTTATTGAAAATATGGAAAAAACAAAATTAAAAGACTTTTTAATTTATACACCATTTACTACTAAAACAAGGGAATTTACATATACTATTGAAAATAGCGCGTCTGAAGATAAGGTAAAATCACAAAAAAATATGATTAAAGGTTTAGGGGCGACAACAAATCAAAACACAAATAAAAACACTTGGAATGATACTGATGGTAATACGACAGGAGCATACATTTCTAAAGCAAAATTAAACTAATGGCATTTCAATACTGGAATAGATATAGTGATTTTTTAATTAACGGAGAACAAACCGTTGTACCGTATGTGCCAATCGCCCAAAAATCTACGGATAAAGCTTACATCTATAAAGTCGCTCAAAGTAGATTAGATAAAGTTTCTCAAGAGTATTACAATTCACCATACTTTAGTTGGTTAATACTCCAAGCTAATCCACAATTTGGTGGACTTGAAAACAACATATATGATGGTGCTATATTGATAATTCCTTTTCCATTACTACCTTCATTACAGGATTATAAGGCAGCGTTAGAAAATCATTTTTATTATTATGGTAGGTAATTTAGGACCGGACAACAGCGGAAACATATATGTTGAATTTGACTATAACAATTTAATAGTTGTTGACCCAAACAAAACAACTAAAGATGGTCAAGTTTCTGAAAGATTAGTTGACCACGAAAATCTTGTTATGTATGCGAATTTGGAAGCGGAAGTACTTCCAAGAACAAAACTTGCGGTAGGGATAAGTCCTGAAGATAGTGGGATAAGAACAATTTCTGTTGCTAAAATGAATTTTTTAAAACCAGGTAAAAATGATTATCTTGGAACGGGATATTATGACGAACTAACAGGACAAAATGTTACAAAATTTGATGGAACTAACCAACCACTACAAGTAGGTGTAATACCTAAAAATGGGGATAAACCATATTATACTAATACGGTTTCAAATGAAACAAATGTAATGGATAATGGGTTATTAGGTATTACCCAAATACATGTTACAACAAATACGTCATTTATACCATCTGTAACTATGGAATTAGAAGATGTTCAAGGTAAGGCATTATTTCAATTAGGTAACAACTCTCCTTATTCTGCCTTTTTTAATTTACCATATCCAGTATTTTATTTAACACTAAAAGGTTATTACGGACAGGCGATTAGATACCAATTAAACTTAGAAAAATTTAACGCTAGATTTAATTCGGTAAGCGGTAATTACCAAGTTTCATTAACTTTTAAAGGATATAAGTTTAATATATTAAATGAGATTGCTATGGGTCATCTTTTGGCAACACCACACATGTTTTCTCAGACATTTAATATAAGTCAATCTCCTGTTGGTCCACAACAAACAAATAGGGCAACTGAATCACAATCTAAGACTCAAGCGGCAAAGGCGTTTAATAATGTTAATAGTTCTGATGCGGTTGTGACTGAGTTAATTGCGGAAAAAGGATATCAAAAAATTGCCGAAGTTTATAGTGAATATAAAGCTAAAGGACTAATTTCAAAAGATTTACCGGAATTAACAATAGTCCAATTAATGTCTAAATTAGAACAGTTTGAAAAATTAATTACTGCGTCTTTTGATAAAACTGAAGTTGGGTCATTAACAAATATTAGAAATTATAAAGGAATATTAACCCAATATTTTTCAAATGTTAGAGGGGCAACAAGTTCTTGGTTTAATACATATTTAAATCCAAATCCAATAATTTTGAAGGGTGGTGATAAAACCTATGTTTTTAAAAATAGTGACCCCGGTCTTCATGTTACCGCTATTTCATTATTAGAAAGTAATATTAAAAAATATAATGAAGGGTTGGCAGAAAATCCAACATTAGGTACTAATGGCACGGCACCAATACCTAATCCAATTACCCTTAAAATGATTAAAATTGACCCGCCATTAGACTCTAATGTTGATTGGGTTGCAACAGCAACCGCACAAACGGGAAATTATAAACCAAGTAAAGAAGTTGTTGATTCGGTTTACAATCAATATATTCCAATATTCACACCAGCTATTAATGAAACAATAGTTAATGGAAAACCTCAACGTACAGAAATTAAACCTTCATTTTTTGTGTTTGAAGGTAATGGTAGATTTGATTCAACAATATCGTCTTTAGAAACACAGGCAAATAAAAAATTATCTGAGTACGAAACAAAGATTACTGCGGAATTATTAAGAAAAATTGAAGATAAAGACACAGGACTTGGGTTTAAGCCAACAGTAAGAAACATTATTGCGGTTATTATGGCGTCTGCAGAAGGGTTTATTAGATTAATGGATGACACGCATACCAAAGCGTGGAATGTAAAATATGACCCTGTTAGAAAACAAGCTATTTTAGATAATCCTTCATCGGCACCTAGTTCTGAAACAAGAGACCACGTAGTACAAACACAAGGTTCGTTATTAGGTAATACCGCGGCTGAGAATTCTCAAATCCCTGTATACCCATGGCCACAATATTTTGTTGAGACATCTGATGATAAAAAAGGTAGATTCCAATTAAAGTATCTTGCAGACCCAACAGAAATTGATAAAACTGATGGGGGTAATTATGCTAAATGGCCTGAAGTTCAATTTGTTGAAGAGTACATGAAAGGACTTACAATGAAGTTTCAATCACCAATTGCTCCGCCACCATTAGAAACGGAAAGAGAAACTAATATAATTAATATTAATGCGATTGAATTTCCTTCGACAGGAATTGCATATCGTAATAAAGAAGAAATTAAATTTTTCTATGAGATATGGGAAAGACAATTTTTGACTGCTCATTATTCAGGATTTGTAAGGGCTAATTTAAATCAAATTCAAGATTTAATTAAACTTAATGTTGAGGCGGAAATTAGTAATGTTAAAAATGGTTTAGGATTAAGTTCTCCTTATATTACATTTACATTAAAAAATTATGGGTTAAACGCGGCTTCCTATCCGGATTTCTTAAAGAATATCTCAAATATGGGAACAGGCCGAGCATACCAAGATTATGTTAGAGATTTCTTTGTTACACCATATCTTAAAACTATTACTGAAGATTCTTTCAGTATATTAGGTGTTGAAGATATTGGTAAAATTCCACAGACAACAACAAAATCAGAAGGACTTAAAAAGTTAATAGACAATGCGCCTAACGACCCAATGATTGTTGATACAATACCATACACAGACCAAACATGGTGTGCAAACAATTTAAATCAAGGGGCGAGCTCTACGGGTAATCAAGTATATGGAACTAAAAAAAGTTTGATGATATTTGAACCAAGAAAAATTATTGCAAATTTTAATAATGTTTTTGACTTTAAAAATAATAGACCTGTAACAAACTTTTCATATTTATTAGGTCAAAATCCTACAATTCTTGCACTTTCATCAATGTTATTTGGTTTAGGGTTATCCGGTTTTTATGATACAAGGGAGTCTGACGATTTTATTGCAACTGAAGGATATGTTTATGGAGCCACTCCAACAGGAATATTAAGTCCAAGAACAACAACGTCCATGTTGAATACTCCGTATTTTGTTAACGCTATTCAAAACGGTGTAGATAATTCAAGAATTTCAGGTAACACTTATCCATATACTCAAGCCGCGTATTTATTCATTAATTCATTACCATTAGCAACTTTAAGAGAAAAATATAAATCAGTATCAGATAATAATACTGTAACTGAATTAGATTACATATCATCTTGTTTTAAAAAGTTTGGTGCAATACATAAAATACCGTATGCTTGGATATTAAAATACGGGTCAATATGGTATAGATATAAAACGTACAAACAAACAGGTACTGATATATTAAAAACTGCTTGGAAAAATTTTGATTATTCCAAAAATTATAATCCGATAGTTCCGGTAACAACGGGTACCACAACAGGGACCACTACAACAGGGGTGATAATTACAGGTACAACAAGTACGTCAGTAGAATATAAATTTAAATACAATGGTGTTAATAGAAATGTTGTTTTACAAAGTGAAACATCTATAGATGTTGATATGCAAGTTGGATTTTATCCAAAATTAATTAACGATTTTAATTTCTTTTATAATGGATATGATTTGTATACGGGTTATACAAATAGTGAAATACAACAAAGTGTTAATGATGGATTAAAAATGTATAATTTTTTAGGTTCAAATATCAATAATGGTAAACAAAATGGTAAAAATTTAAGATTAATAACATGGTCTGTAATGTTACCAAATAATGTACCTGAAGATGATGAAGATTGCGACCCAACAAATAATACTAAAGGTGCAACTTATTATGTTGTTCCATCATTTGGAACATCATTTAACCAAACTATTGATACTTGTATGACGGGTGAAACTACATCACCAGGAACTAAAGTTAATCTTACAAACAATACTAGTGTTTATAATGGTTCTGTTAGATGTTTATGGCCGGCAACTAATTTTGGGTATTATGATAATAATCAAATTGCATATCCTGACCCATATTCATATATTAATAACATAACAACAGGGAGCGACCAATCACCAGTACAATTTTTAACTGATAACAATTACTCAAAGATTGAAGAAATATTTTCGGTTTTTGATAAAAAAATATTGGATTCTTTTGAAGAAGAATTTTTAAATTGGTGTAAACCTGATACTGACATTAATTTGAGTAAAGAGATTGTGACTTTTAATCAAAGCCCTATTAATCTTAATTCATCGTTTAGAAACTTCCAAGCGTTATTTAAAACATTAATGGAAGTTCCTGCCAAAACCACAAGTGAGTTAGAATCAGATTATTTTAATAATGTTACTACTAAACAATATGATGTCTTTAGTAATAGTATTACTAATTTTATGCAATATGATATTCTTATTAGATATGGTAATCCGTCAAATTATAACCGAAGAATTCTTAATTCTTATTTATCATTTAATGGACAAATTGAAGTTGCGGACCCTATAACATTTAATTCATATGTTAAAAATAGTTTACCGTCTAGTGTCGGTGGAATAACATTACAACAATCACAAATTAATAACCCGACAGCATGGTTTGAGTTACAAACACAGGTAGGGTTTTCAACAATAGAGAATGTTTTTTATAGTTCTAATGGTTCGTATATTACCGACTTTTTTATTGATAATAACATAGAGTTTACCGCACAGAATGTAATATTATTGGCACCAATAATTAAAATGTATGCTACTCAAAAATTAAAATCGCCAACAATTGCCGTTGCTCAATTTAAAAATGAGTTAAAAAAATATTTGGATTTAGAATCTACTTTACAAGGTAACTTTTTAAATGGTTTATTATCTGGGTTAAACGCAATATTACCTAATCAACAACAAGTACCTGAAAGAACAGTACAAAGTGTTATAAGTGGAGACCAAAGTAAAGTTGAGAATTATGAAGTTTTTAAGGCGTTAAATGACAAATGGATATCAGGTGGTGACTATACAACCAAAACTTTATTTGAAGATATAATGTTTTTAGATAGGGCATCAAGAAATATTGGGGACACTCTTTTAATTGATATCTTTGATTTGAAATATATGTTTGGTGTTGGGGGAAAAGAAGGTGAGTATTCTTTAAATAATGCTATGAGTGTTTATACGTTCATTAGTGGTATTCTTATTAAGAATAATTTTAATGTAATGAACCTGCCCGCGTATGTTAATTTTTATAATGTACAAGATGCTGACGGGATTAAAACACCATTAGGTAGTGGAGGGTCTTTAGCATTTGCAGATAGTTTATGGGGGACTTTCTTGGATGTTGATTATAGAAAATCAGGTCCTAAAATGGTTTGTTTTTATGCGGGTAAACCATCACAATATTTAGATTTACCTAAAGGTAATTTTAAATTTAGAGATGATGCGTTTGAGATGAGAAGAGCCTCTGAAAATCCTTTACTTGAAAATTTACAAGGTAAAACAGATTGGGCTGTTTCTAATAAGTGTGTGGGATTTACCGTAGATATTGGGATTAGTAATCAAAATATATTTTATTCATTTAGTGTATCTCAAGATAATGGAGTGGCAACTTCAGAATCAATTAATACTCAATTGAATATGGTTGACCAAGCGTCAGGAAGACAAAGTGCTACTCAAAATGTTAGTTTATACAATCTTTATAAAAATAGAAGTTATAAATGTACTGTTGTGTCATTAGGTAATGCGTTGATACAACCAACAATGTACTTTAATCTTAGACATGTTCCAATGTTTAATGGACCTTATATGATTCAATCTGTTGACCATAGTATTCAATCGGGTAACTTCCAAACAACTTTTACAGGTATTAGACAAGGGGTATTTGATTTACCTGCGATTGATACTTTCTTACAAAGTATTAATCAAAATCTTTTGACTAAACTTGAAGAAATTTTAAAAATTAATAAAGATAGTGTAACTATTAGTGGTACCACAAATGCGATTAAGAGTACTCAAGTACCACAAAAGGCGGACAATACTTTAGATACAACAAACGCTTGTGTTTCTAATCTTAATAGTTCATTTGCCGCTGGATACCAAAGTGTTGCAGGCGTATTAACCCCAATACAACCAAAAACATTTGCAGACGCATTAATTAAACTTGTACCAAACAGTCAAGAACTTCAAATTATTATTTATTCTTTATCATATATTAGCACATTCCAAGATAAGTCATTTAATGGGTGGGATAATAACTTTGGATTAATTTCGTTAAGCAAGGATTGGGGAGGTCAAAACACATTAATACAAAGAAATTATAGTTGTGTAAAAGTTAAAACAAATGCATCATCAAGTACCTCTCAACCACTAGCACATTTTGATACAATTGACTCTTATATTAGATTTATGATTGGAAGATTATCGGAAAGAGTTCCACAAATATTAGAAATGGGTCTTGCAAAATGGTATGTTTGTCATTGGCCTATAGATAATGTTTCAGAAGATTATTATAACTCACATATTGGTGAATTTAAAGAAACTAAAGATACGTTATACAATGCGTTAAATTCTGCGGTTAAAGTTGGATTATCAACAGTTGCAGATTCTAAAGACCTTAAATTGACAATTAAGAAGACAGAGGAAAAAGGAAAAACTCCTGGTGTTACACCAACACCAACACCACTTCCAGCGTTGGCGGGTAAAACTTGTCCTCCACCGGTGTATACAACAATTGCACCATTATCAGGATATACAGGAACGGTTCTCCAAGTTAATGGTAGAAATTTAATAACAACTAAAGAAGTTAAGATTGCTAATGTATTGGTACCATTTAGTAGTGTAACTATTGTTAATGATACTTTGGTGAGATTTGTAGTTCCTAAAATTTTCACGGGAGATGTTAACATTTATACCCAAATTGGTATTACAACGGATTATGGTTCATTTTCAGGAGGAACTTTATTTAACTATAACCCATCATTAAGTGGAACTTCTATGACATCACCAGGTTCAATTACAAATCCAGAAGCGGCAAACACTCCGTCAACAACAAGTACGACAGCAACAACCGCAACAACTGTAACGAATGTTGCGCCGGGGGTGAATACAAATCCACAAAACACAGGACCAACACCATTAATTGTTGTTACTGATTCTAAAGACGCTAGAGGTAGTACAACTCAATTAACTGTTAGGGTAAATCCTGATGCCGGTGCTTGGAAAATAGACACTCAAAATGATTATTCATCTAAAATCGTGGATGTAGTACCAGGACCAAATAACAAATACATTGAAGACACATTTGAAAATAGTTATGGGCAACATTTTAATGGATATGTTTCTACCGACCAACAAGAATTTTCAATTTCAAAACAACAAATGATTGAGGTGGTAGGTATAGATGATTTAGATGAAAAAAATATTAGAGCTTATACTCAAATTGAATTATATGTAAGACCTGATGATAAAGTTAAAAATCCAAACGATGTAATTTTAAATTATAATTTTAATATATTCCAAACAGATATTAAAGAGGGTGACCCTGTGGTTGCAACACCACCACCACCTGTAACAACTAGTGGTACTACTTTTCCAGAAAAACAATTGTCAATAACTTTAGTTGGGGAAAGTCCTGATATACAAGGAATGGGATTAGAATATTTTAATATTAAAAAACCCGCCGGTGGTTATATTACATTCAGGTTTAACTCTCCTGACTTTAAGGATAGTTGGTATAATGATAGGGCAATTCTTAATTCTAATAATCAAATAGCGCCATATTCTGGTAGATTAAATGTCGATAGTCAAACATATGAATATACGGTTAATAGTTTAGGTGTGTTTAAATTAAAAATATCGTATAAACCTTATGGATTTACTGCGCCAATCGGAGGTAAAGTCTTAGAACAAATCGTTTATAGTCCACCATTCACTTTATAACATAACAACATATTTATAATAAAAACAATTTTATGAACATAAAATCAGCATTAGACAACTATCTTGGGAAATCAACAAGAGTTTCTCAAACAGATAACGGTGACGGAACACAACAAGTTTGTGATTTAGACACAGGAGATTGTTATACAATCAGAGAAAGAGATGGTCTTATTGAGAGAGCGGGTCATCAAACAACAATTAACAGAAAAGTTAGAGTTGAGACAGCAGGAGGAATTAAACAATTATTAAACGGATAACACAATGATAGATAAAAAAATATTAAGTGAAATTGAAAGATATAAAAGTATTAATCAATACATTACAGAACAGGCTGCGGATGAAGCACTACCTCCTGAAGATTTAGGTCCATTGGCACCAGCACCTGGAGATGCAGGGGCAGGAGCTCCACCACCACCTTCAGACGCAGGAGCGGTACCACCACCAGCACCGGAAGCAGGCCAACCAATTGATATTGCAAATGACCCTGATATTGAAAAACTTGACGATGATGGAAATCCTGATGAGAGTTCTGATACAGGAAGTGAAGATTCTGAAGAACTTGATATAACAGAATTAGTGGATTCTCAAAAAAATATTGAAACAAAACAAGAAGAATATTTTAATAACTTATTCGGTCAGTTGGATAATTTACAATCAAGACTTGGAGAAATGGATAATATAATGAACAAATTAAATAGCCTTGAAGCTAAGATTGAAAAGTATAGAGAAAAAACTCCACAAGAAAAATTAGAATTAAGAACATACGATTCTTACCCATTCAATCAAAAACTATCACAATTTTTTGATGATAAATCGGAAGAGATGGAAAAGACGGGAAAAAATGATTATGTTTTAACAACAGATGATGTAACAGACATTAATTCTTCAGATATTAAAAGTTCTTTTCAACCAGGAGGAACACCAAGTAACGATAATTACAAAACATCGTTTAGATAAAATAAAGGTGTCGAGAGACACCTTTTTCATTTGACTAAAGTCACATTATAACCTATATTTATATCAGATAGATAATCACTTAAAATTAAAAAAACATGAGTTCATTAGACGCCGTATTGGCACAGTACGAAAAATCACAACAATCTGCGGGCGGAGCCCAAAGTAAAATGTCGCAAGACGAAAGAATGAAAAAGTATTTCGCTTTAATCTTATTAGATAAAGAGAAATCAGGACAGAGAAGAGTAAGAATTCTTCCTACAACAGACGGTTCTTCACCGTTCAAAGAAGCATGGTACCACGAAATCCAAGTTGGTGGTCAATGGCAAAAATTCTACGACCCAGGAAAAAACGACAACGAGCGTTCACCATTGAATGAGGTTTACGAAGAATTAATTGCAACAGGTAAAGAGTCTGACAAACAATTAGCGGCTCAATATCGTTCTCGTAAATTCTATATTGTAAAAGTTATAGATAGAGATAAAGAAGAAGACGGACCAAAATTTTGGAGATTCAAACACAACTACAAAAACGATGGTATCTTAGACAAGATTATTCCGATTTGGAGAAATAAAGGTGATATTACTGACTCTGAAAAAGGTCGTGATTTAATCATTGAATTAAACAAATCAAAAGCACCAAATGGTAAAGAATATACTGCGGTATCAACAATTATGTATGATGACCCAGCACCTGTTCACGAAGATACGGCACAAGCAAAGGCTTGGATTGAAGATGAGTTAACTTGGTTAGATGTTTATTCTAAAAAACCTGTTGAATACCTTGAGGCGATATCTCGTGGAGAAACACCAAAATGGGATTCAGAAAAAGGTGGATACGTTTACGGAGATAGTTCTGTTGAAACAGAATCTTTTGGTGGTAAAAAATCAAATGACTCAAAACCTGTTGACCCACAAGCAAATGATGAGGTTGACGAAGACCTTCCATTCTAAAATAAAAAAAAATCATGTATGGTATCTTGTATGGTACCATACATGTTAATTCTATCACATGACATTTAAAGAAGAAATTGACCTACAATTAAGGGATAATAAAATGTTGTCTTATGAAATCTTAAGTCAACTAAAAGATAAAGGATACTTTTCAGGTAGGGCTAAACAGATTGGTGAAACAGTTTTGTTTGCTATGTTGAAAGAAGAATCAGAAGATGGGGAATTAGGTCTTAGATTGATAACCCTTCATGAAGAAGAAATTGGTGTTCTTTACGAAGAAGACAATACTTTCTATAATAGAAATAAAACAAGTAAATTACCTAACATTAAAAGAATAGAAAATGGCAATCAAGAAAACTGATTTTAAGTCTATTAAAGACAAATTCTCAACATCCGCAAAATATAAACCTCAAAGATTTTTTGATTTAGGTCCTGATTTTTTGGATGCTGTTGGATTACCTGGTCCTGCTATAGGACATTTAAATATGTTTTTAGGTCACTCAGATACAGGTAAAACAACTGCTTTGGTTAAAACTGCGGTGGATGCCCAAAAGAAAGGTATTCTTCCTGTGTTTATTATCACAGAACAAAAATGGTCGTTTGAACACGCAAAACTTATGGGCTTTGATTGTGAGGAAGTTGTTGATGAAGAAACAGGTGAACTTGATTGGGACGGATTTTATATTTTTAATAATAATTTTAGTTATATTGAACAAATAACCGATTATATTAATAATTTGTTAGATGAACAAGAAAAAGGTAATTTAGATTATAGTTTATGTTTTATGTGGGATTCAGTTGGTTCTGTTCCTTGTAAAATGACTTTTGAAGGTAAAGGTGGGAAACAACACAACGCTTCAACATTAGCCGATAAGATTGGTATGGGTATCAATCAAAGAATTTCAGGTTCTCGTAAATCTGATTCAAAATATGAAAACACTTTAATCATTGTAAATCAACCATGGGTTGAATTACCTGATAATCCTTTTGGACAACCAAAAATTAAAGCTAAAGGTGGTGAAGCGATTTGGTTAAACTCATCATTAGTTTTTTTATATGGAAATCAAAAAGGAGCTGGTACAACTAAAATTACAGCAACTAAAGATAAAAGAACAATTAAGTTTGCATCAAGGACAAAAGTGTCTGTTATGAAAAACCATATTAATGGGTTAGGGTATGATGATGGAAAAATAATCGTCACACCACACGGATTTATTGGAGGTAAAGATGCTGCTGAAGAGAAAACTTCATTGGAAAAATACAAAAAAGAATACGCAGATTATTGGAAAGGAATCATCGGAACAGATGGTGATTTTGACCTAAAAGAAGAAAAAGAAGACAATTAGTAATTTATTCACCCTTTAAATCACAACTGTGATTAAAACATTAGCAATAGACGGTTCCAACTTAATGAAGATTGGATTCCACGGAGTAAAAGACCTTTATAGTGACGGAAGTCACTTAGGTGCCATTTACCACTTCATCAATACAATTCGGAAATTCCTTGAAGAGCATAACTACGATAAGGTAGTTGTGTTCTGGGATGCCGAACATAGTTCGTCCGTTCGGAAAGGACTATATCCTCAATATAAAGGAAAAAGAAAAAATGATATGAACGAGTATAAACTTGAATCATATCTTACACAAAATGCTCGTATTAAAGAATATCTTGAAGAGGTCTTTGTTAGACAAGTTGAGATGATTAATAACGAAGCGGATGACTTAATTGCTTATTACTGTCAGATAGCTATTGATGAGGATATTACTATTTTTTCGTCAGATAAAGACCTTACACAACTTATTTCGGGTAAAGTGTCCGTTTACTCACCAAACTTAAAACGATACTTTAAACAAGGTGATATGGTCACCATAAATAAAGTTGAAATACCTCATTATAATGTGTTGACTTGTAAAATTTTTGCCGGTGATTCATCTGATAATATTGATGGTATTGAAGGTTTAGGGGAAAAAACTTTGGTTAAGTTATTTCCCGATATTCAAAAAATGCCCGTTAATATGGACATTCTATTGGAAAGTGCCCGAAATAACGAGCAAAAGAAAAAACCCAAATCATTAGAGAATATTTTGATTGGTAAAACAAAAAATGGTATACTTGGAGAAGAGTTCTATAAGATGAATAAAAAGATTGTGGACCTTGGAACACCACTTATTACTGATGAAGGTAAAGAACTTGTTGAACAAATTTATACAGATACCATAGACCCCTCAGAAAGAGGATACAAAAACTTAATGAGACTTATGATGGAAGATGGTCTCTTTAAGTATCTTCCAAAAAACGACGAAGCTTGGGTAAACTTCCTCCGACCATTTATGAAATTAACTAGAAAAGAAAAAAGAAACACAAACAAAAATTAAACAAACATGAGAGAACAAGACAGTACAAAAATGGAATTCCTTTTGACTCTAAATGAAAACATCGTAGTTCAAAGATTTTTTAATGTCCGAGGGTATAACCCAAAGGCAAAAAGCTCTACTGATTTATATGATTTTATTTTAAATCTAAAAGATGAGCTTCAACACGCGTTAAAAATGAAAACCGTAATTTACATGATGGACAATAAAGAAGCGATTGTCCACGACCAATCAATTATGAACACATCTTATACAGATGGTCCTGAAGATTTTAACATTTATGTTAAACTTGGGGAACAGACAATTTGTCATAGAGTTTTTGATGGAAAATTTTATCCACCAAAAGTTCGTTATACAGTTGATGTACGACCACTTTTAAAAGAGGTACTTCGTGAATTAACTGACATTTTTTCAAATCATAAATTAAGTTACAATTATTTGGAATTTGACCTAAGTAAGTAGCTATTTAATTAATACACAGTTAAACATTAAAACAATTTATGAACAAAAATTTTGATTATTTAGGGAACACATTTCAACTACAATTACTAAATCAAATAGTGGTAGATAAAGATTTTTCATCTTCTATTATGGAAGTAATTGAATCATCGTACTTTGACAATAAGTACTTTAAAATCATTTTACAAATGATTAAAGAATATTACATAAAGTACCAATCTACACCTAATTTTGAAACTCTTGACCAAATTGTTAAATCTGAAATTAGTCAAGAAATAGTAGCAAAAGTGGTTTTAGACACCCTAAAACAGGTAAGTGATGCTCCATTTGAGGGTACAACATTTGTTCAAGAGAAAGCTTTGAAGTTTTGTAAACAACAAGAACTTCAGAAAGCAATGGATAAAGCTCAAAAAATTATTACAGAAGGTGATTTTGAATCATACGATAAAGTTGAGGGGTTAGTAAGAAATGCATTACAAGTCGGTGAAATTGAAAAAGGACAGACAGACATCTTTGATAACTTAGATACCGTATTAGATGAAGATTACAGACACCCAATCCCTATGGGAATTGCGGGTATTGATAGATTACTTAAGGGTGGTTTGGCTAAAGGTGAAATTGGTGTTATCTTGGCACCAACAGGGGTTGGTAAGACAACAATTTTAACCAAAATTGCAAACACAGCATTCAATTTAGGGTATAATGTACTTCAAATATTTTTTGAAGACAACCCTAAAATTATTCAAAGAAAACACTTCACACTTTGGACAGGGATTGAGCCGGATAATTTGGTTAAAAATAAAGAAGAGGTGATGTCTAAAATAACTGAAATTAAAGAGACGATGAAAAATGAGTTAATTCTGAAAAAATTAGCTTCTGATACTATGACTATGAATCAAATCAAAAATCAAGTTAGAAAAATTATTGCCGATGGAACAAAGATTGATTTAATTATGTTAGATTATATTGATTGTATATTACCTGAATCATCAAGTAAAGACGAATGGAAAGCGGAAGGTTCTGTAATGAGAGGATTTGAAGCAATGTGTCATGAACTAGATTTAGTAGGATGGACCGCAACACAAGGTAATAGGTCTTCAATTTCAGCTGAAGTAGTGACGACCGACCAAATGGGTGGGTCAATTAAAAAGGCTCAGGTTGGTCACGTAATTATCTCCATTGCAAAAACCCTTCAACAAAAAGAAATGAATTTGGCGACAATCGCTATAACAAAATCTCGTCTTGGTAAAGACGGTGTAGTTTTTGAAAATTGTAAATTCAACAATGAGTTATTAGAAATTGATACTGAAAGTTCAGTAACATTCTTAGGGTTTGGAGAACAACAAGAGGAAAGAAAAAGAGATAGGGTTAAGGAGTTAATGGAAAAAAGAAAACAAAAAGAAGAACAATTAAAACAAAATTAAAAAAATGGAAGAAAAAATATTAAAAGAAAATCCGAATAGATTTGTGATTTTCCCTATTGAACACAACGATATATGGGAATTTTACCAACAACATCAAGCGGCATTTTGGACTGCAGAGGAAGTTGATTTATCTAATGATATTAGAGATTGGGAAAATTTAACAGATAATGAAAGATTCTTTGTGAAGAATGTATTGTCATTTTTTGCAGCATCTGACGGAATTGTTAACGAAAACCTTGCAGAAAATTTCTTAAAAGAAGTTCAATACCCTGAAGCCAAATTCTTCTACGGGTTCCAACTTATGGCGGAGAATATTCACTCTTTAATGTATTCATTATTGATTGACACTTATATTTCAGACGCAGACGAAAAAGATGAATGTTTTCATGCTATTGATAAATTACCTGCGGTTCAAAAGAAAGCCAAATGGGCTTTGGATTGGATTGAAAATTCAACATTCCAAGAGAGATTGGTGGCGTTTGCTGCGGTTGAAGGTATCTTCTTCTCAGGTTCATTCTGTTCAATCTTTTGGTTGAAATCAAGAGGGATAATGCAAGGGTTATGTAATGCTAACTCACTTATCTTTAAAGATGAAAATTTACATTGTGATTTTGCAATCCATTTAATTAATAATCATGTTGAGAATAAACCAAGTGAGAAGAGAATTAGAGAAATCTTATTATCCGCTTTGGAAATTGAAAAAGAATTTATTACAGAATCTATTCCAGTATCGTTAATTGGTATGAATTCAAACTTAATGAAGCAATACCTTGAGTTTGTTACTGATGGTTTATTAGTTAAGTTTGGTTGTAAAAAACAATTTAATGTTGAACAACCATTCAAATTTATGGAACAGATAGCTGTTGAAACAAAAGGAAACTTTTTTGAATCAAGAACTATGGAGTATCAAAAGGCCAAGTTAGGTGAATCATTAACATTTACGGAGGATTTTTAATATGATGTCATTAAAGATAAAAAAAAGAGATGGGGACGAAGTTTCGTTTAACCCTCAAAAAATATACAATAGAGTTAAAAGAGCAGCAAGAGGATTAACAGTTAATGCTGATGAAGTATTCATTAAAGTTATTACCTCAGTACCAACAGAGGGTGTTATTACAACCAAAGAGTTAGATAAATTGGTTTACGAGATTGCTGCAGCATATACTGGAAGTCATCACGATTATTCAAGATTAGCGTCTTCAGTTGCAATTTCTGCATACCATAAAGAAACTGATGAAAGTTTCTGTAATACAATGCACACCTTACATGTTGATGGTATCATTAACGATAAGTTAATGGAAACTATTGAACTTTATGGTCCTGAAAATATTGATTCTGTAATAAATCACGAGAATGATTACAATTTTGATTATTTTGCGTGGAAATCATTACAAGAAATGTATTTGTTAAAAACTCCCGAAGGTAAGGCAATTGAAAGACCTCAACACATGTACATGAGAGTTGCTTTATGGGTTACTAAATCATTTGAACAAGCGGTTGAGTATTACCAATCATTGTCAAACCAACTTATTTCTCCAGCAACACCAATCATGATTAATGCAGGAACCAAGACACCTCAATTAGCGTCTTGTGTATTGAAATACAATCATGGGGATTCAAGAGAAGGGTTATTACAAACATTCAACGATATTTCAACCTATTCATCAGATGCAGCAGGTATTGGATTATGTATGTCTAACATTCGTAGTAAAGAAAGTAGAATTAACTCATCAGGAGGATTTGCTGGTGGTCTATTAAAATACTTAAAAATTGTTAATGAGGGGTTAAGATTCTTCAATCAACAAGGAAGAAGACCGGGTAGTGCAGCTATCTACATTGAACCTTGGCATAAAGACATCATGGACTTACTTGAAATCAAAAAGAACACAGGTGCTGAAGAGATGAGAGCAAGAGATTTGTTTACATCTATATGGTTACCAGACAACTTCATGAACGCAGTTAAAGACAACGGGGATTGGTATTTATTCTGTCCTAATGATATTGTTAAGGCGGGTATTAAACCATTACAAGAAGCTTATGGTGATGAGTATGAATCAAACTACAATAAAGCGGTTGAACTTGGTTTAGGTAAAAAGGTTAAAGCTCAAACAATTTGGAATAAAATTATTGAATCTCAAGTTGAAACAGGAGTGCCTTATTTATGTTCTAAAGATAGTGCTAACAGAAAGACAAATCATCAAAACATTGGGGTGATTAAACAATCTAACTTATGTAATGAGATTTACCAATATACTGATGAAACTACTACGGCAATCTGTACATTATCATCTATGGTATTAAAGAATTTTATTATTAAAGGTGAGTTCAATTTTAACTTACTTTATAGTGAGGTTAGAAAAGTTGTTAGAGCACTTAACAAAGTGGTTGACATTAATAGTTATTCAACTGAACAAGGTAGAAAAGGTGGATTAGAACAAAGAGCAATTGCGATTGGAACTCAAGGACTTGCTGATGTATTTTATTTGATGGACTATATCTTTACATCGGGAGAAGCAAAAAAATTAAATAAAGAAATTTTTGAAACTATCTACTTTGCGGCAATCACCGAAAGTATGGAATTATGTAAATCAGGGGGATATAAACCATACAAATTTTTTAAAGGTTCACCAATGTCAAAAGGGGAATTCCAATTTGATATGTGGGGATTAGATTACGAAGGATTAAGTAGAATGTGGGATTGGGATTCACTAAAATTAGAAGTGTCTAATCACGGGGTTTGTAACTCGTTATTTACGGCTCAGATGCCAGTTGCATCTTCTGCTAAAATCACAGGTTCATTTGAAATGACAGAACCAGCTCATTCGGCATTATTTAATCGTCGTGTAGTTGGAGGAGAAATCTTAATTGTTAACAAATACTTAATTAGTGATTTTGAAAAATTAGGAGTATGGTGTGAAGATTTGAAAAATGAAATCATCATGAATGAAGGTTCAATTCAAAATATTAACTTTAATCATTACCTTGACACAGAAGACAAGAATTACAACAAAAAAGTTAAAAGAATTGAACATTTGATTCCAAAATACAAAACAATTTGGGAGATATCTCAAAGAGAACTTATTGATATGGCGGCTGACAGAGCACCATTCATTGACCAATCACAATCAATGAATATCTATATGTCTAATCCAACATTGTCAAAGATTTCATCATCACACTTCCATTCTTGGGGTAAAGGATTAAAAACTCTTTGTTATTATGTAAGAACAAAAGCTATATCAACGGGAGCTAAACACTTAGCGGTAGACATTTCAAAGGTACAAAAACCTAAAAATGTTGAAGTCCCTAAAGTAGACTATAGTAACATGAATTTACCACCCAAACCTGAAGGTATTGAAATTGATTGTTTTGGATGTTCATCTTAATTATTAAAATAATCCCGGCAATGTCGGGATTATTTATTTTTAGGTATTTATAAGAAATAATCACAACACTATAATTATAGATATGGCAGCAGGTACAACATACGGTCTTAATTTTCCTTTTAGAAATTCTAAAAGAGGAGATTATTTGGAATTAACTCAATTTGAAGCTCAAGAAGTAAAGGCGGATTTAATCCATTTATTGTTAACAAGAAAAGGTACAAGATATTATCTACCTGATTTTGGTACTAGGTTATATGAGTTCTTATTTGAACCATTTGATGGTCTTACTTTTGATGCAATTGAATCTGACATTAGAGAAGCGGTTTCAAATTATATGCCAAATTTATTATTAAATAATATAACAATAACACCAGCAGACCCTCAAGAAGAAGTTGATATCGCAACAGGACAAAATTCTATCGGTAGTAGTGAATCACCAATCTATAGATTTCCTGGTAAAGGAACTTCAGAATATACTGCTAAAATTAAAATAGACTACTCAACAGATAAAAACACTTTTGCACAAAGTGATTTTGTTATTATTAATATTTAATATAGATGGCAAATCGTAATATATCATATACAACTAGAGATTATCAGGGGATAAGAACAGAGTTATTAAACTATGTTAAAACTTATTATCCTGAATTAATACAAGACTTTAATGATGCTTCGGTATTTTCTGTGTTCTTGGATTTAAATGCTGCCGTAGCAGATAACTTACATTATCACATAGATAGAAGTATTCAAGAGACAGTTCTTCAATACGCTCAACAAAGGTCTTCAATTTACAATATTGCAAGAACTTATGGATTAAAATTACCGGGTCAAAGACCTTCGGTTGCTTTAGTTGATTTCTCTATTACAGTTCCTGCTTTTGGGGATAAAGAAGATGAAAGATATTTGGGTACTTTAACAAGAGGTTCACAAATTACAGGCGCGGGTATTGTATTTGAAAACATTTATGATATTGATTTTACATCACCATATAATGCTCAAGGTTTTCCAAACAGACTTAAAATACCTAATTTCAACGCCAATAATGTATTAATTAATTACACAATAACAAAAAGAGAACTTGTAGTTAATGGTATTACTAAGGTATTCAAAAGAGTTATTACGCCAAATGATGTAAGACCATTTTTTGAATTATTCTTACCTGAAAAAAACGTTTTAGGGATTACAAGTGTTTTATTAAAAAGTGGGACTGAATATACAAATATACCGACAGCAGCTGAATTTTTAGGTGTGTCAAATAAATGGTATGAAGTAGACGCTTTGGCTGAAGATAGAGTTTTTATTGAAGACCCGACAAAAGTTTCTGACCAACCAGGGATTAAAGTTGGTAGATATATTCAAACACAAAATAGATTTATGACAGAGTATACGCCTGAAGGATTTAAAAAAATGACTTTTGGTGGAGGAACTAATACAGCCCAAGACGCGTTAAATCAATTTACAACGGTGGGTGCAACATTAGACTTACAAAGATATTCTAATAACTTTTCATTAGGTTCTGCATTAATCCCGAACTCAACATTATTCATACAATATAGAGTTGGTGGTGGATTAGCAACAAATTTAGGGACAAATGTAATTACTCAAATCGGTACCGTTTCGTTTTATGTTAATGGACCATCAGAATTAACAAACTCTTCAGTTGTTAACTCGTTAAGATGTAATAATGTTACCGCAGCTATTGGTGGCGCGGGTATTCCATCATTAGAAGAAATACGAAATTATGTTTCATTTAACTTCGCAGCACAAAAAAGAGCTGTTACAGTTCAAGATTATGAGGCGATAATTAGAAATATGCCGGCAGAATTTGGGGCACCTGCGAAAGTAGCAATTACAGAAAATAATAATAAAATATTAATTCAATTATTGTCATATGATACTTCAGGTAAATTAACTAACATTGTATCAGACACATTAAGACAAAATGTTGCAACATACTTGTCAAATTATAGAATGATGAATGATTACATTTCAATATTAACGGCTGAAGTTATTGACCTTAGTGTGGATGTACAAATTGTTTTAGACTCTGCACAAAATTCAGGACAAATTATTGCAGATGTCGTTGATAAAATATCAACATATTTTAATCCACAAATAAGACAATTAGGACAAAATGTTTATTTGTCAGAAATTAAAAGTATTGTTCAAAACCAAAATGGTGTATTAACAGTTGCAGGACTTAATGTTTATAATAATGTTGGTGGGCAATATTCATCAGCAGAAACATCAATGCAATATTCGGACCCTGAAACTAAAGAAATCGCACCTGTAGATGATACAATTTTTGCACAACCTTCACAAGTTTATCAAATTAGATATCCTAATAAAGATATCCGAGTATCTGTTAAAAATTTCCAATCTGTTACCTTCTCATAATATAGGTTTATTCTTGAATTGATTAGTTTATAATTTAAAAAGAGTGTGTTTGTATTCCAAAAATAACACATAAACTATTTATAAATTAAAGGTATTACATGGGTCAATCATATAGAATAAAAACTGAACTTGGTGTCAATAAGACAATCAATGTACAATTAGACCAAGATTTTGAGTTTTTAGAAATATTATCATTAAAAATACAACAAACAGATGTTTACACAAGAAGTTGTGCTGACTATGGTGTATTAGTAGGTAGAGTAATTGCAAATGGAGGATTTGGGGTACCTAACGCCAGAGTTTCGGTGTTTATCCCAATTACAGTTGCCGACCAATCAAACCCTTTAATCTCAAGTATCTACCCTTATAAATCACCTACAGATAAAAATGAGGATGGTTATAGATACAATCTTTTACCTTACGAAAAATCTTATTCAAAACACGCAGCAACGGGTACTTTACCATCAAGGATTGATTCTTTAACAGGTTCTACCGCTGTTGAAATATTTGACAAATACTATAAATTTACGGCCAAAACAAATGAGAGTGGTGATTATATGATAATGGGAGTTCCTTTGGGGAATCAAACCGTTGTCATGGATGTGGATTTATCGGACATTGGTGAATTTTCATTAACACCTCAAGATTTAATTAGAATGGGACTTGCAACTGAAGGACAAGTTGCGGGTAATAAATTTAGAACTTCTACTGATTTAAAATCATTACCACAAATTATTAATATTGTTAAAAGCGCTGAGATTTCTCCATTATGGGGAGACCCGACTACCTGTCAAATAGCCGTTAATAGATTAGATTTTGATTTAAGAGATGAGGCAAATGTTGATATACAACCGACATCAGTATTCATGGGTTCAATGTTTTCATCTTCTGATGGGTTTAAAGTTAGAGATAATTGTAAACCAAGAGATGATATGGGTAATCTTTGTGGATTAACAACAGCTCCTGGTCAAATACTTGCAATTAGACAAACAATTCAACAAGATTCTGAAGGTAATCCTGTATTAGAGCAATATGATTTAGAACAGGCTGGAAATGTTATTGATGCGAGTGGTACATGGTTAATTGAATTACCTATGAATTTAGATTACTTTATCACAAATGAATTTGGAGAAAAAATAATATCTTACGACCCAACAGTTGGAATCCCAACAAAAGGTAAATATAGATTTAAAGTAAAATGGACACAACCAAATGATTTAACATTAGCAACAAGGAGACCATATTTTTTAATCCCTAATGTTAAAGAATATGGGTGGACTACTAGTGAGTCGGACCCAACAAGTAGAGGACCAGTATCGGGATATACAAATAAACAAAAACAACAATTAAGTTCATATTATTTTGGTTTGGCTTGGAGTGGATATACTGATGGTTTTATCGACCAACAAAAAATAGATAAATTAAATGAATCTATTGATTGTAATGACACTTTTTATCAATTTGAATTTAATAGAGTTTATACCGTTTCATCATTTATTGACCAATGGAAAAAAGGAGGGAACTTTATTGGTCCATCTTCAGGTAATTTTATTGGTATTAAAGAAATTGATTCCTTTGATTGTGAAGATACTGTAAATAAATTTCCTGTTAATGACGGATTTAAAAATTTTGATTTATTATACTTTTTATTTTCAATTATATTCACAATTTTACAACCTGTTGGGATAATCGTTTTAGTAATTGCCCATATTTTATTATATCTGTATAACCTAATCGCAGACTTTTTATGTTGGCTTTCTAAACAAGGAATAGGTAGGCCAATTAATTGGAAACCATTTAGATGGTTGAATAAATATTGTCCTAAAAAAGATTTTACAGTTAGATTACCGATGATTACTTATCCTGAATGCCAAGCCTGTGGTTGTGAACAAAATATACAAACAAAACCAAACAATACTGCGTTTACAAATTCACAAGGTACAGGAGCTTTAACTTTATTATCGGATTCTACCTTATATGAAGACAAACTTCAATCGACTTATTTTTCTGGGGATACTGAAAATGGTGCTGATTGGTCTATTATGTTTTCACAATCTCTTGCGGGTTTCTGTCCGACTGCAGAACTTTCCAATCCAATCAGTTATAAACTACCTATTTCTCAAATAATAACTTTAAGTGATAATAGACAAAGATTTGTACAATCATATGATTTACCTGTTGGAGAAAGAATTAATATTTTTAATCAAAGGAGTTCTTTTTTTACAGATATTAATAAAATTAAAGTTACTGTGGCTAAAGATTTAAATGCTGGTAAATACCATTATGATAATACATTAACAGTTTTATCCCAAGAACCTATACCTGCTGGTACGTTATTAAGTTTTATTAATATTACAGGTACTACGGATATGAACTATACTTATTCAGCATCAACTCCAACTGGGACTATAACAGGTATTAGCGGTGAAACTTATAATGGCACTGGTGCGACTACAGTTAATGTTTCATATGCAATAAATCAAGTTACTAATTCTGTGCCAGTTACATATAATCTACCTTATGGGTCTGGTGAAACTAATTATAAATTTCCTGCTGACGTAGAATATTTTCAGGTTGTAACGGCAATTACCGTTGCTGATGCCGCAAAATTATGGAATACAGGTACAACACAATCATTTGGTAATATTTTATTGGAACCAACAGAAGCGACCGATTGGATTTCAGAATATCTTGGTGGTGTGGGATTTAGATTTATACCATACAGAAATCCTGGATTGTCTTTTGTTGCAACAGATTATTATGAAGCATTCCAAACACAATATGTGTTGGTGTTACAAAGAGGTGTTGACCCATATTCTCCTGTGTATCGAAATGAGTATAGTTTGGGTAATATATTTGGAACCAATGAATTTGACCCAAATTGGACATTTACTGCGGAAACAAGACTTAATATTCCTATACAAAAATTAAGTAATCCGACTATCTCTGTTCAAGGATATTCTCAAAATGAAATATTTTATCAGTCTTACTTTTTTAAACCTGGTACAACAACTCAACCAATACCTGGACAATCTTTTACAGGGTATAATACAACGAATACTGCGTATTACGGTTCGTTAGATTCCAATGGTCAAGCACCAGGGGCAAAACCTTCTTTGGTCCCTAATAATCCTGGAACTACGGGGGGAGCTAGAAGATTATCTTACTATGGTTCTACATCTAATCCATTGTCAACTTGTAATATATCGACTGCAGTGGTTGCGGATAGTTTATTTGTTCCTGTAGCGTACACATCTCCTGTTGTTGGATTACGACTATTTCAAGATTATACTGAATATGGTTCAGGATATTATAGTAATCCTTTACCTGGTAATAATTTGTATTGGAAGATAAATTGGAATGGAGCTTATTATAATATTAAAGTTAAACCTAATGGATATATTGAGTCATTTACTTCTTGTCCTACACCATCAACAGTTCCCAATGAAATGATTTCCTTAACTACTAATCGAATGTATGACAGTTCATCTAGCTCTACAAGTTATGATAATAGTGAAGATGTTTCTGGTATGGGAATAATGTCACAATTTACCCCACCATTATGGAATAATATTCCTTATGTTGGTAGTCCTAGGTTTGATTTTAGCTCTTATTATTATACTCGAATTTTTACATCAAGTTTTAATACGACAAATCCTATTTTTATACCAATGACAATTAATGCTTCCCAATTAAATGTTATTAGAACAGATAGGTTACCAAGTTCAGACCAATTAGATGGTGGTAGTTGGGATAATAATCCTTCATTATTACAACAAAATCTTAATTTTGCGATTTATGAAATTAATACCGCAGGGGATGATATTAGTTCAGTATCTTTTAGTGTTGGTGCTCAAACAGTGACAGCAGATTTAGATGGATACGGACAATTAACAACTGGTGTGTTAGAAAGTTTTGATTGTGAAAATATGGTTGGGTTAGGGTGTTATACAGGATTTGGAACTCAATTTGGAATTAATCAAGATTGTCCAACAGCGGATGCTGTTGAAGGTGGGTGTTATATGTTTTTAAGAAGACCATTAACAGATTTAACTAAAGACATTGGACAAACTTTTCCTGAATGGGGTTATAGATTTAGATTTTTCTACGCACTCTGTAGAGGAGTGTTATCGCAATCATTTATGAATAATTGGATTAATGGAGCGTTATATGCCTATCCAATACAAGTTACTACATACTATAATAATCAAAACAAAGCAGAATATCCAAGATTTTGTCAAGGAATTGCTTATTATAATATGGATAGTCAAAATTTTTATTACAGAAGTAGTCCATGGAATGATAATTTTAATAAATTTGTTGGTAAGAGAACCAATAATCCTGCAGGTTTAAATGGGGTTAATTTATTAAATCCAACAACAATTGTTAATTTAGGTATGAAAGATTATTTTTATTCTGAAATTACTTTTGATGCAACTACTAAAGCTTACATAATACCAAATATAGACTCTACAAGTTACGCGGATACTTCAGATTTAGTTAATTTATTTGTAATTTCTAGAATAACCGACTCAGATTTTTTGGATAAACTTATTGCTGCCGGAGATGCTGGAATAGATAAATTATTTTCAAGAGACCAATTAAGAGTTGATGGAGATTTTGCACAATTAACCTCAATAAATTCTGAGATTGGAAATGTTAATTTTTCGCCTCAATTTTATGAAATACTACCGGGAGATACAAACCCACCTACTAATGTTTTAGGAAGTGCTGGTGACCCCGCAATGGCTGTTTGGTTTTCATCAACAACTCAAGATTTACAAACAAAAGATTATTTAACACCGGGTATAATTGATTTTAGAAGTTCAGATAATTTAGGGTATTATCCATATCCTTATGGGATTAAATCTCAATTGGTACCATTTTATCAATGGGGGTTAGCGGATGGAAGTAGAATATTTGGTAATCAAAAAAATAATTGGAAGACAAGTACTAGTGATGTTATTCAAAATTATTACCAATCTTTAGATAGAGCGGCAACAAATACTAAATATTTTTTAAATGGGACATCTGTTGCTAATGATTTAACCGCAAGGGCTTACATATTTAGTGTTGATGGAGACAGGACTAATTACCCAACAACAGGTGGTAAATACATAAATACAGGTCAAGAATCAAGTGAATTTTTAGTTGGGGCACCGTTCCAATTTTATTTTGGTCCTGTTAAAGGAGCTTCGGCATTAGATAGATTTAAAACAAAATATTCCGTAGATGAGTAATTATTTAATAGTTCCGAGTAATTTAAGATATAAAGGAGCACCTTCGGTTGATGAACAAATTGCAATATCATTAGATAGTCAGAATCAACAGATTACTGAATATGATAGAAGTTCAACCATAAGTCTTGCTCAAGTTTATGATGATGAGAGACAGGGATGTACGGTATTTAGACCAACTTTTAAGGCGACATTCCTGTATGAAAATACTTATACGGGAACTACGGGATATCTACCATTTCAATATAACCTTTATTATACCGCACCTGTTTCATCAAAACAAAGTACAAAATGGCAAGGTTTCCCACAATATTATGAATTTGATTTTTATAGACCAGATGTTGGTGACCAACATTTTAATTATAAAGCTAAAAGTGCCTACACATATAATTGGACTTACTATTTAACATATCCTTATAATAATAACTACACTAAACAGTTAACATATTATAGAAATAATATAAACTCTATTAATTGGATTGCGGGAGATGGAATACCTTTTTCAATTACAAATACATCACAAAATGGTAATGGGTTAGTGTCATTTACTTGTATTGCACCACATGGATTAACTATTGGTGAATACGTGGAGTTATCACTTGTTTATAGAAACTCAAATTTATTCCAAGTATATTCTTTAGGTAATGGATTATTGGATAGTGATGTTCACATATTTAATCTGTTAAACATAGGTTATACAGGAACAACATTTAGTAATGGAACTACAGGCACATTTAAAAGGGTTATTAATCCTGATAATTTAACGGAAACTAAATCAAAATATTATATTAGAGAACAAAAAGTTCTTACAAATTTAACAGATTTGGAAATAACCAAAGCTGGATTTGAAAAAAATGTATTTGCGGAACAAAAAAAATTAGAATATAGTTCTATAACACCAAACAATCTTACAAGAATATCTCAAAAAACTAGTAGTAATGCTTATAATATGACTTCGGCATACGATTTAGATTTTGCGAATTTAAAAGATAATCAAAAAAGACCTATTAGCGAAATTAATTTAACGATTGTTAATAAAGGATATTCAGGTTACTTTAATCAACCAAGTAATGGTTTTGGGTTAAAACAAGGGTGGGAGTTTAATTTATCAAAAACAACAAATCCTTGGTGGAATCTAACTGAACAAAGGTCTAATACTTCTATTCCTGTTTCTTCATATACATTAACTAGCGGTGAAACAAAAACATTTTATTATAATCTTGATTTGAAAAAGGATGATATTATGGATGGTGATTTTTGTGAATGGAATGATTATGAACAGATTGAAAGAGTAGTTTCACCATACTATCACAAGTTAAAGTTTAACCAAACTGTTTTTCAAACAACAACGGTTGCAACAACAAATTCACCAGGGTATTACTATCAACCACATAATAAAATGACTATTAGGGTATTTTCAGATTATGTGGAAACAGGAGATGTGGAGTTTGTTGACCAAGTCCCTGAATGGTCTTTCTATTCAACTAGCGACCGACAGTTTAGATGGAGAGATTTGTATACTTATGGATTTAGAGATAATTTAAATAGAGGAGTGGATTACCCGTATATTAATACGGCACATTACCCATTTTCAGAAATTGTTTTTAGATTAATTCCTGAAGGAATAAACTATAATGAGAATTTAGACGGATATGACTTCTCATTCAAACCATTAATAGATGAGTGTGAATAAATTTGTAATACGACAAGACGGATTTCAAGATAAGCAAATTGATATACCGATATCTCTTACTTGGGATTATCTTGGGTTAGATATGGCTATTGAGGAATATGAAAAAACTGTAATTACGGAAGTAATTGGTGTTGGTAGAGATTTTGAAGTTTCAAGATTTGCTCATTTACCTGCAACTGCTACCACAAATAATACTGAAATTAATTATGAATTTTATTTTTATTCTGGTGGTTCTTTATCGGATATTAATAATTGGAAGATAAATTATTTAGGAGAGGGATTTACCCCTCAAGAACTTTATTATTATGAAAACAATTTTTCAAATTCATTTTTTAAATTAGATTTTTATGACAGCCCTGATGATAAGTCACAAACAAATTATTTAACAATAATCATACCTACACAACAAGGTCTTACAATGGATACTCTGATGCAACGAACATTAGTTAGTGTTAAAAAACCAAAATTTATTTTAGACTATGTTGGTGATAAAGAAGGGTTTTTTATTTATTGGTTAAAGAAAAGAAACTTTTTAAATATAGATACTTTCTATATGGCAGCTAAGTTTTTTAACGCCAAAACAGGTCAGTTTACTAAAATGATGACAGGTAAAGGAACAAATCCATCAGACGATACAGAAGGACCTCAGTGGGATATGGGAACTAATCCATACACTTTTGATGGTGCTACTTATTTTTATTACACGGTAAAGTTAGATTATTTAACACAAACCTATCAAGTATTTAATTCTGTTGGTCAAAGATTAGGGACTGAGATTCCCATAAAATGGTACGAATATGTTAACCCACCACAATAATGGAAGATTACTATAAAATAACGGTATCACCTGAAAACATTAAAGGAGATTTGTCTGTGGTATATGACACAGAAGGTACTCCTGTTGGGGTTTATTCTGCCATGACCAAAGTGGTTAGTTCTGGTTCATATGGTACCTCATTATTAACTAACTTAAGTGTACCAATATTATTACGACAAAGTGCCGTTGACGCGGGATATTATAGTCCATTTGATGGTGCGGTATTACAAAAAAATGTAGTTGCAAATTTTATATTTTCATCAACAACTACCAACCCATATGTTTATAATGTTTACAATACTTCAAATGAATTTCAAAAGTTTTTAGACTTATCTGCATATAGAATAAACTGGGGTGATAATTCGCCAACACAACTTATTACAGGGTATACGCCTAACTCAATAACACATACATACCCATCGGCTAATAAAGTTTATAAGATTACTATGGAACAAACAAATCCATGGGGTGTTACTAAAGTAATTAAAAAAATAACAACACCGTTTAGTAATCCAACAATTTATAACCCTCAAGGGGAAGCTTTTTTTGTCCCATCATCAGGTAATTGGGTTGGTACTCCTGTATCATATGATTATATCTTTTCAGGTGATGCGGTAAATGAAGTATCAGCACAAACATCAAATAATTATGTTACAGTACCATTTACAGTATCAGGTTTAACTAAATCAAGAATAAATGAATTAGCTCAATACGGACCTAATAAATTTCAAGTTGGAGTTCCTGTTATTGCTAATGGTCAAATATGGGGGGCAATATCAGATATAAATGTTATCTACACTGCTTACACTATTACAGGTATCAACTATTATGACTATGAGGACGGTACTACAATATATTTCCAACAATCTTCAGGATTGACAACAAACAATCTTACCGCCGAACCAATAACAAAAGATGAGGTATTATTAAAAGTTGTTGACCAAGCTCAAATACAAACGGATGTTTTTGTTGAAAGAGGTAAAAACAGTGCATATGAAAGAGTTCAAAGATTGGGAGAAGTTGATAATTTGGGAGATATGATAAATTATGGATACGGATTCTTTAATGTTGAGAATAAAAAACAAACAACCTAATTGAAAAAAGGAACTAAACTATTTATAAAATAAAAGAATATGGCAATAGGTTCATACGGTACGATAAGACCATCCGATGTCTCACCAGCAGATGTTGAAATTATAATGAATTACACACCAACAAGGGATGTAACAGACCAATTCTTGCTTACAAAGTTAGATGCACAGACAATACTTAGACCTTACTTTGCGAATACTGAAACAGGTGGAAATGCAGGAGTTGAGGTTTTAGGCGGATTATACAATTTAACTCTACCTGCAAGTCAATTTAACGCAATAGGGATTTATACCTTATATTTAAGACCTGTACAAATAAGAACAACAATTACTGATTGTGGTGTTTTAAGTGCGTTACCAAATGTTAAGGGTCTTGTAATTGACATTACAAATGTTCCTACTCAATATCAAAATAAATTTGTTCCACAAGGACTTATTGGATTTAGAATTGAATATTTAAATCCCGACGGTTCAAAAATACCTAATTTCTTTAGAGTAGTGACCTCAAGTTTTTATTGTCAACCTGTTGTAACAAATGAGGTTAACACTTCACAAAAATCGGTTAGATATAGATATGTTGACGGTAGTTCAAATCTTTTGTTTTTAACATTATCACCTTCGTCATCACCAACAAACAAACCAAACGCAACACCATTTATTGGACAGCCTGACCAAGACATTATAATTAGTAATACTTTTTTCAATCCTGTTACTTTGGAAATACAAATGGCGGAATATGACATTGATTCATTGGCAATTGCTCTTTACGGTAATCAAACCAAATCTATTGATGACGGTATCTACACAATTTACGATTCTCAAAATAACATATACAGACAATACAACTTATATGAAATTAGAGACCAATTTAATGCATTGTTATATGAAGTTAGACAGAATAGAAACGATAATATTGATTTCAGTAAAAATTTCACAAATATAAGTAGCTAATGGCAATAACACAAAAGAGCACAAAATATTTTTATCCCCCAAGACCTGGTAGTGGTGCGGGGACTTTCTCAGACAACATTGTAGGATTACAAACTGTTGAGGGTGGAGGTCTTACGCAAGGTAATTTTGAGTTCACAACTTCTATTGTTGAAAAAGTTAATAGAACTTTTACGGTTGGAGCTTTTTCGGAACCAATTAATTTAGATGATTTAGATATTGGAGATTTAACGGAAAGCCGTAGAATAATGGCGACTCAATTTAGAGTTTATCCAAACTATGATGTATCCCAAGTTTTAAACTTTTCAATGTATGGGTCTTTAAGTAAAAGATTCCAAGTTTCGGTTACACATATAATCCATAATTTCCCTGCGGGATTAGATGTATTATACACCAATTTAGATTTTACTACAGGGCCAACAGCATATGACATATCTTATGATTTAACAACTGATGAAACATATTTTAAAGTTAATGTTGATAGGATTAATAATCCTTTTGATATTGATTATTCAATTAGTGCTGCAACTAACTTGTCACTTAGAGAGATAATTGTGTCACCATATAGAAATTTGTATAATAGTTATTTGGATTATTGTATTAGTATTAATGATAACATATACAATGTAATGTCATTTAATCCTTCGGAAAATTTAAATACGGGTTACATAGAGTTTTATGTTTCAGGGGCGCCTTTTGGAGATACAGCAACAACAATTAATGAACAATATCAGATAAGATTAAATGATTTTATTACGGATAAAGTATTTGCGGAAAACTTTGATGAGGTTGAGAAATTTTTATTAAATCGTTTAGTAAGACCTGAATATACGGCGACTTTCCAAGTACCACAACAAAATGAAGATGGACAATTTTATACTGACTATCAACAAGTAACTTGGCCAAAAGATGGAAATTGGAACTTAGACATTAGGTCATATTTGTTTGATGATTACTTGTCTCAGTTAGAAATTATTGCGCAAAATTTAGATTCATTTAAAACTAATTTATTATCAAGATTTTTAGTTACGGACTCGTTAAAAGAGTTTGACACACGAGGACAAAAAGTTGAAAAAATATTTCAAATCTATGGTAGAAGTTTTGACCAAGTAAAACAATTTATTGATGCTTTGGCTTATATGAATTCGGTTAATTATAATCCTTCAAATGATATACCATCAGAATTGTTGGTAAATCTTGCGAGAACTTTAGGTTGGTCTTCAAACTTTTCGCCAATAACAAATGAAGACTTCTTAAGTTCGGTATTTGGTAATACAAGTACCCCAACATATCCTGGATATGCAAGAGCTCTTACTCCAACAGAATTAAACTATGCATTCTATAGAAATTTAATTCTAAACGCGGCTTACCTTTTTAAATCAAAAGGAACAAGAAGGTCTATTGAATTTATGATGAGACTAATTGGGGCTCCTGATTCATTGGTTGAATTTAACGAACATATTTATCTTGCCGACCAAAGAATTAATTTAGACCAATTCTATACTCAATGGATGAAAATCTCAGGAGGAACATATGTTCAAGATACTCCTTCGTATTTGCCGGGACAAACTTATAAAATTAAAGGTGATTTCTATAGTGGTTATACCTCAAATAAAAGTTACCAAGATGTTAATGTTAAATTAAGTGATTATCCTATTGATGATTTAGGTTATCCGTCAGCACCTTTAAATACTGACAATTATTTTTTCCAATTAGGTTCTGGTTGGTACGAATCAACACCTCAACATAGAAGTCCTGATGAGGTGGTAATTACAGGAAATGTTTATACGGGTCAAAACTATGATTTTCAAACTAAATTAACACCATTTAGTTATGGACAACCATATTTAAATAGGTTTAGAGATTTCCCATATATGACTGAAGGTTTTAAATTGACTAAAGTAGTTGATAATAATAAATCATGGTTAGAAGAAGATAATAAAATTAGAGTTTCTATAAATGCAGATTATAATGCATATTATTATGTTGATAATGAAAAACTTGTATTAAATGTTAAAAATGTTGATTTATTTTTAAATCCTTCACAAGGACTTGTATATGATGTTTGGGACCAATCAAGGAGATATGATTATCCTATACCTGAATCAGGGTTAACGGTAGGGTACCCTGTACCTGGAGGTGTGGATTGGACTTACGTTAATCCTGAACCAAAAAAGAAAACATTTTTTGAGTTCTCACAAACATTTTGGCAAAACATGATTAATGTAAGAAATAGACAATATATTACTGACGGTAAAACAGGAGGATATCCAACATTACAATCTATATGGTGGAAATATATTGAATCTGAACAAACCGTTGGATTACCAAATAACAAATACACTTATCAAAAATTAATTGATTATGTAAACGGTATAGGGCCATATTGGATGAAGTTAGTGGAACAAATGGTTCCTGCAACAACTATTTGGAATACGGGAGTTAAATTTGAAAACTCAGTATTACAAAAACAAAAATTTGTTTATAGAAGACAAAGAGGATGTGAATTTGTACCAGTACCTGTTAAACCGTGTTATATCATATCAAATATTTTTGATTATACCTGTGCAACAGAATCCGTGGATTTCTTCATATATCCATGGAGGAATGGTGATATTGAGGTTAGTAATTTTAGTAGTATCTTATCAAATAGATTAAATGATATGTTATCATCAAGTGGGTTAACATTAGGTAATTGTACCCAAAATTCGGTTGAAAGTAATTGGTATGTTGATTTACAAATAGATGGTGATATTATTATACAAGAGTTGTTTTATACGGGGTATGGGTTAACGGATGTCCCAACAAATGATGATTGGAGAAATGCCCTTATTTTATATTTACCTAATCTATATGATTATGGGTTTAATTATTTATTAGATGGTAGTTTTTTAACAATTACAAGTTTAACTTGTACCGAAAGAAACTTTGGGGAAACATTAACTTTAAATTCAGGAATAAACATTAGCATAAACTGCACACCTAACAAAAAAGATATATCAAATGGCATCATTCAATTATAGTATTGCGGTAACAGGGGATTGTTCTAACACAAATGCGGGGATTATAAGCCTGTTTTTAACAGGTGGGACAGAACCTTATACAGTGCAATGGCAATCACCATTAACTCAAGTTGATGTTGTTACGACAAACGCCTCTACTGTTACAAATTTATCTGCATCAACATATGCTGCTAGGGTAAATGATAGTACATTACCTACCAACTCAGAATTTTACATAAACATTCCTGTGTCTAGTGGGGTTTGTACTTCAATAACATCAGTAAACAATACAACATGTAATCTACCTAATGGTTTTGTTACGGTTGGGTCAACATCAATATACTCATCAACAATTTTTTATTTATTTGATTCAAACAATAATTTTCTTAATTCGGGTTCTACAAATACTGATAGCTTTACCTTTAGTAATTTAAGTGCCAGTACTTATTCCATAGAAGCTCTTGATTTAGGAGGTTGCACTGGGTTGAGCCAAAGTTTTATTGTAAATAATTCAAATGAGTTTGACTATGGTTTATATGTAGTCCCAAATTCAAGTTGTGGAGGTTCACCAATTGGTAAAATAATAGTGACGGGTCAAACAGGAATATCACCATATCAATATCTTTGGAGTGATGGACAAACAGGAAGTACTATTACTGGATTAACTATGGGTAATTACTCTGTTCAGGTTACGGATTCATTAGGGTGTGATATTACAAAATCGGCATACCTTGAAAATGTTGACCCAGTTGGATTTGCTTTAGTAACATCTACAGCACCAAGTTGTCTCCAAAGTAATGGAGTTATTACCGTAACTTTAACAGGAGGTACTGCGCCATATTATTACTCGGCTTCAACAGGAAATGTTGAGGTTTCCTATTCTCAAAGTTATACTATTTCAGGTTTAACTGCAGGTAACTATCAATTTCAAGTTACAGACGCGGCATATTGTCAATCATCTGTGGGTACAACATTGGCAACACCTGGAGGAATAACCTCTGTCTCTGTAACTAGTCAAAATTCAACATGTTCAAGTGTTAATGGTCAAATTCAAATTTCTGTTGTTGGAGGAAGTTTACCTTATACATATACTTTAATTTCTCCTAACGGTAACACATTAAATGTTAGTAATTCTCAAACAACATATGTTTTTGACGGGCTATCTTCGGGAACGTATACTGTAGCTGTTGCAGATTCAACAGGGTGTTCTAATATACAAGAAATTACAATTGTTGCTCAAAACAAATATACAATTTCTACGGAAGTTACCTCAACATCATGTAATCAAAATAATGGAAAAATAAAAATATACACAACAACAGGAAGCACATTACCATTAGACTATTCTATTGATGGATTGTATAACATTATTGATACTAACTTAAGCGCAGTAACATTTAATAATTTAACTGCCGGAAGTCATGTTGTAACGGTTACCGACGCTGATGGATGTGTTCAAACAAAAAATGTGTTGATACCATTTAGTCAAAAATTAGATTTTTCATTGTATAGTACTTCTTGTGGTAGTGGAAATAGTGGGCAAATAACAGCCTTTATTACATCAGGTGAACCACCATTTAACTTTAATTGGTCTGATAATATTCCTAACGAACCTCAACAAATTCAAGTTTCAGGGTTGACAGGAGGAACATATAGTTTAACCGTAGTAGATAATAACGGATGTTCTTTAAAAAGAACTGCAACAATCACATGTAATCAAAATTATGTTTCATATCAAACTTATGTTATGGGCGAAGAAATATTTAGAGTTTCATCACCTACTAAGTTTGGATTATTACAAATGTTGAATGAGGGTTATTTTGACTTAACATCAGGAAATACAAATTGTGATTTAGTTAATGCAACATTTACTGTGAAAGTTTCAGTTAATCCTGCAGGATTAACAACAAGTCAAACTTTCTTTACAGGAACAACATTAGTTCAGGTACCTACTGATAATTTATATTACGATGCCCTTAGACAATTATTATTAAGTGTTCCTGGAGTTGGTAATGTTAGTATTGATGCTCTTGATAATCAAATAACTATTGAAACTAGTAGAGATAATACATCTTTAGAGGGTCAAGAAATTATTATTGATTTGATAATTGTTTACGATATAATGTGTTTATCATGACCCAAGTAAGAATAACCGAAATATCTGGTAGTACTGCCTACCCAATTAGTGTCTTTATATCAGACATTTATCTTAATTATCAAACTTTGTTAGGTACTATTAGTGGTGCGGTTCCTCCTGTTGTTGAATACAATACTACAATACCATCAATTTTCCAATCAGCGCCTCAAATTGTTTTGACATTAACTGATAATAATAATTGTGAAGTTTTTAAAGTTTTGGATTGTACATTCGGATGTACTTTCTTAATTACTATTGAATTAGCATCATGTGTTGTTAATATGGTTATTGAATAATACCAACATTATTATTTCATTTTAATTTTTTCTAATAGTTTTTACTGAAATAGAATAGTTAAGGTATTTATTTAATAAAAACTACGGATGTCCATATACACAATAATTGTAACAAATAACGCCCCTGGATGTGCAGCTGAAATTGAACAACAATTAACAGTAGCAGGTTGTACCTCATATATTGTAAAATTAGCGTCAAATTCAAATGCTTTAGGACCATTTAATGTATATGTAGACACTACATTAATTTATTCTGCGGTGACAAGAAATAACATGCTTATGGGTGTTATTCTCCCATTAGATTGTGCTACATCAACACCAACAATTACTCCAACAAATACACCAACTACTCCTCCGTCTTCTACTTCAACACCAACTTCAACACCAACTTCAACACCAACCGAAACAATGACACCAACTCCTTCAGTTACTATAGGTGCAACACCTACATCGACTGAAACTCAAACACCTACGCCAACTCAAACTCAAACTCAAACTCCGACTAATACGGCTACGCCAACTAATACGGCTACGCCAACTAATACCGCAACTCCAACTAATACCGCAACTCCAACTAATACAGAGACACCAACACCGACTGAAACTCCGACTAATACTGCTACGCCAACTAATACCGCAACTCCAACTAATACAGAGACACCAACTCCAACAGAAACTCCAACTCAAACTGCTACGCCAAGTCAAACGGAGACTCAAACTCAAACACCAACTCAAACCGCTACGCCAAGTCAAACCGCTACGCCAACTAATACAGAAACACCTACACAAACTCAAACTGCGACAAATACAGAAACTCCGACTCAAACTCAAACACCAACTCAAACTTCAACAGAAACTCCAACTCAAACTTCAACGGAAACTCCAACACCAACCGAAACAATGACACCAACTCCTTCAGTTACTATAGGTGCAACACCTACTATGACTGAAACTCAAACACCTACTACAACAGAAACTCCAACAGAAACTCCAACTCAAACTGCTACGCCAAGTCAAACGGAGACCCCAACTCAAACCCCAACTCAAACTAATACAGAGACACCAACTCAAACTCAAACTGCAACAAATACAGAGACACCAACTCAAACTCAAACACCAACTCAAACTTCAACAGAAACTCCAACAGAAACTCCAACTCAAACTGCAACGCAAACTGCGACTCAAACTCAAAGTCAGACACCTACAACGACTACTACTTCAACTGCGACTCCAACTCAAACTCCAACTAATAGTGAGACGCCGACTAATACTGCTACGCCAAGTCAAACATCAACACCAAGTCAAACTGCAACACCAAGTCAAACTGCGAGTCCAAGTCAAACCTCAACACCAAGTCAAACTGCGAGTCCAAGTCAAACTGCGAGTCCAAGTCAAACGGCAACGCCAAGTCAAACTGCTACGCCAAGTCAAACTGCTACGCCAAGTCAAACTGCAACTCAAACCGCTACTCCGAGTCAAACCGCTACTCCGAGTCAAACCGCTACGCCAAGTCAAACAGCAACTCCAAGTCAAACAGCAACTCCAAGTCAAACGGCTACTCAAACCGCTACACCAAGTCAAACTGCCACCCCAAGTCAAACTGCTACGCCAACAAATACTACAACTCCAACACAAAGTCAAACACCAACCAATACGGCAACACCAACTAATACAACAACACAAACACCAACTAATACGACAACTATGACACCAACACCTTCAACAACACCTCCAGGATTAACCGCATACTTGTTTATTGACCGAAGTGATGCAACACTTAGAACGGCCTTAAATAATTATATGGCGGCTCAAGGAAGTGCATTTAGAGGATTTAATATTAATAACGTGACTAATACTGTCCAAGCAACATTTGATGCTCAAATGAACGCATATATCGCTTATAGTGGTTGGGGTGTTAGTGAACCTGCAATATTTACTGCCCCAATATCAACAACATCTGGTGGGGTTGACGTATGGGGTAATACAATTACTGCTTACAAATTCCAAACAATTCAAGTTCCAAACACTACAGTTCCTTCAGGTGAGATTGCTTGGTATACATGGATAGTTGCAACAGGTGCGACAAACGGACAAAAATATTCAACCATTAAAAACGGTAGTTCAAATCCGCCATTAACCGACACAGTTGTTAATGCCGTAACTAATAATTTAGTTGTTAATTATAGTGGGTCAACAAATATACCGGCAGGAACATATAGAGTTTATACAACAAAAACCGCGTCAGGTCTTAACATTAATAATCTTGGTAATAATTGGTATTTCCAAGGAGGGTCTTTAGTATAAAAATAAAAAAATAGATAACCATTAAATATAACAAATAATATGAGCTTTAATTATAAAAATCCAATTTCGACCACCATTTTACAAGCCCCCGATTCGGTAACCAGAATTAGTACCGATGGAACTAATTTTAGCGTCCTTGGTATTGGTGGTTACATGGAGGTATTTTATTTATCCAATTTAAATTGGATAATTCCTCCTCAAACATTAATTGATGGTGGATTGGTTGAATATTCAGGAAATACAACTCCAATAAGTTTTTATTATAATGTTCCATTTGATTATTTTAATATTTTAAATCTTAATAATGACGGTATTTCTAGTGGTCGTAGAAGATTAGGTATGCAAGTTTATGTTCAGGAAACTGACACAGTATATCAATATACTATGACAGGATTTACTGCGATGTGGGATGCGGCAGAAGCGGTAGGGTCAGTTATAGATACTGGTAATGGTTATGAGGTTTATAACGACACCACTGAAGGAACAACATTTATTAATGCTTGGACAGCCTCAACTATTGAAGGTGTTGGTGGTGTCACAAAAAATGATGCAAGATGGCAAATATTTTGGGGTACTGACGTTCAAATCACAGGTGGAACTTATTATTCAGGGACATCTGATTTAGATTTATACAATAGTTCTGGTGGTACAATAACAATTTCAGGATTTACCGCACCAATTACGGGTGGAACATATAATAGTGGGTCACAAACACTATCACTTAATAGTGCAGGAGGTTCTAGTATTGATATAACAGGGTTTACAAGTGGTGGAGGTAATCCTCTTACCGTTTATGATGCCACGTCAGGTGTAACAGTCTCAAATGTTACAGGTATGACATTTTCAGGTGCTTCCGTTATTAATAATGGAGGTGGTAATATAACAATTAATTTTACAGGAGGAACGGGAACCGCTGGGTCAAGTGGTACTTCAGGTACTAGTGGAACAGATGGTACTTCAGGTACTAGTGGAACTGATGGTTCATCAGGTACTAGTGGAACAGATGGTTCAAGCGGAACTTCAGGTACAGATGGTTCATCAGGAACTAGCGGAACAGATGGTTCATCAGGAACTTCAGGTACTAGCGGAACAGATGGTTCTTCAGGAACTTCAGGTACTAGCGGAACAGATGGTTCATCAGGAACTTCAGGTACGGATGGTTCAAGCGGTACTTCAGGTACGGATGGTTCTTCAGGAACTTCAGGTACAGATGGTTCTTCAGGAACTAGCGGAACAGATGGTTCTTCAGGAACTAGCGGAACAGATGGTTCAAGCGGTACTTCAGGTACGGATGGAACTTCAGGAACTTCAGGTACAGATGGTTCTTCAGGAACTTCAGGTACTAGCGGAACAGATGGTTCTTCAGGAACTTCAGGTACTAGCGGAACAGATGGTTCATCAGGAACTTCAGGTACGGATGGTAGTTCAGGAACTTCAGGTACGGATGGTTCTTCAGGAACTTCAGGTACAGATGGTTCTTCAGGAACTTCAGGTACTAGCGGAACAGATGGTTCTTCAGGAACTTCAGGTACGGATGGTAGTTCAGGAACTAGCGGAACAGACGGAACTAGCGGAACAGACGGAACTAGCGGAACAGACGGAACTTCAGGAACTAGCGGAACAGATGGTTCTTCAGGAACTTCAGGTACTAGCGGAACAGATGGTTCATCAGGAACTTCAGGTACGGATGGTAGTTCAGGAACTTCAGGTACGGATGGTTCTTCAGGAACTTCAGGTACAGATGGTTCTTCAGGAACTTCAGGTACTAGCGGAACAGATGGTTCTTCAGGAACTTCAGGTACGGATGGTAGTTCAGGAACTAGCGGAACAGACGGAACTTCAGGAACTAGCGGAACAGATGGTTCTTCAGGAAC